GCTTTCAAAATGTGAAACTCGTTTACAAAACGGGAAACTCGGGTGACTATTGAGCAAGACGGATGACCGTTGTCATGAATCTACTGGAAAATTGACAGCTATTGCCGTATTTTTGACATATTAGTGATTATCTTGCGGGGAATATGATATGATTACAAAAATAGTTCATTAATGGGGTATACATAATGAAGAAAAATGAAAAGAAAACTGTATTAGCAAAAGCATTAACATCCGTTGCTGATGGAATGTTATCAAAAGCTGCAAACAGCAGATGTGCACTCATATACCATCAGCCTAAACAGCCGGAAGAAGTGAGGAAATTCAGGAAAAACAAATAAATGAGAAAAGTAGCAAAGTTGTTGACAGATTATGTTATCAAAAAGAGCATGGTTGATGAAGCAGATCGGGAAGTCTATGAATATGGATTTGTCATAACCTTGGAAGTTGGGTTATTTTTGGTTGCAAGCTTGTTCATCGCACTGAAACTCGATATGGTCTTAGAAGGGATATTTTTCTTTGTGATTTTCTCACCATTGCGTTCCTATGCAGGTGGTTTGCATTTGGAAAAATTCTGGATATGCTTTGTTTTGTCATGCTTAACATATATTACTACTCTGCTTGTAGTTAAGAATCTCTGTTTACATGAATTTGTTTCACTTATTGTATTATTCGCCCTGGAAGTATTTGTGTATGTGTTATATCCAGTTGAGAACAGAAACAGGGAGATAAACGAAGAAGAGAACAAGTGTTTTAAAATAAAGCTGATGAAATATTTATGCTTGGATTTTTTTATCGGAATAGTTTGCACTATATTTGAAAAGGATAGCTACTTCTTGGAGCTAAATATAATATTTTTAATAGTTGTAATCACAATGCTGATAGGGAAATGCAGAAATCATTTGAAAAATGTATGTAAAAGCTATGTTCCAGGAAAAGGTCTCTGGTAGCTGGGTCAATGTGGAATCATGGGAAGGTTCGAGCAATACCATAACAGCATCTGGCTTGGAAATATATCTGGTTTCCAGAGGTACATATCGAGTTACAATGACGTGTAGTGTTAATGGAGAAATTAAAACGGCAACATCGGCAGAAAAGAATTATCAGTTTGTAGAAAAATGTAATGTGTATTGCAGGTGGGGAAATCTGCTTTGCAACTATGGATGGGAGTGGTGCCCATGAAGAGTCTATAATGGCGAGAAATTTGAGAAGTGAAACGGAGGAGATTTTGAATGAAAATATTGACAAAAGTTATGGATTTACTTGCATTATCGGTTATCTTGTCTTTTATGATTTTGATGTTTTCAGGATGCCAGATGGCTTCCGGTACTCTTTCCGAAAAGGAAATTACTGTGTTTAACACAGAATTTTTCAATGGTGACATAACGAACATGAACAATATGCTGTTATCCAGCGAGTATAGTCAACCAGATGAAATTAACTTGTTTGAGTTATTTTATAATGGCGTTGGAGGAGCGTTTGGCGAAGTATCGGAGGATGAACTGTCAATGCTGACAGAGTTATGTAGTGATGCCCCGTATTTGGATATCATAAAAATCACAGCAAATGAAATGGATGCTTTTTTGCAGGAAAAAATGGGAATAAGTCTGGCGGAGACAAAAAAGACAGGCTTGGACAGTTTCTATTATTTGGAGCAATATGACAGTTACTATCTGATTATGGGAGACTCGAATTTTGATTGGTGTATGGTTACTTCCGGAACTTGGGAGTCAAATAACAAACTCATACTGAAATACGAAAAAGAGTATGAGGGGGGGCAATGGGTGGTCATTTTACAAAAGACGGATGATGGTTATTTGTTTATTTCTAACCAGAAGGCAGATTAAACAAGTTCAGACGAGAAAGAGAGGTATTTTATGAAGAAAAAGAGGAAGCAATGAAAAAGTATATTGCGAGTTTTTTAGCTATTTGTATGATCTTTGTTATGGTTCCGATTTTGCCCGCAGAGGCGGCTGGCCTGGAAGATACAGAAAGGGTGGAGATACTTGAGTTGGTAGAAAGCTACATGGATAGTCGGGAAACAGCAGTCATGACCGGGGACACGGAAAGCTTGAGAACAGTGGCTGTCAACGGCATCGTGAACGATGAAAATGCTCACAGAATTACATTGTCCGAAAATAACGTCAGCGTTTCTGATATGTCTTTTCAAATTTCTGGGATTGACATAGAGGATACAATAACTTTTGTGACATTATATGAGAGCATGGAATATGTAGATGACGGTGTTGTGAAGACTGCAGACATTGAACACAACCTGACTATCATGTACGATGAGGCATATGATGTAGCCAAAGTAGTGTCTGACAGTTATAGGGAGACTGTGTCAGGATTCCAATCCTGTTCTTATGTTTCTGAAGAAATTCAAGCTGTTAGTGAAGCGTTATACAGCTTGAATTCCATAAATACTGATTATTGTGCTGAAATTGTCAGAGTTGCAGAATCCCAGGTTGGGTATAAAGAAAAGGCTTCCAATTCAGACTTGGATAGTTTCACAGCGAACGCCGGTTCTGCAAACTACACCAAATATGGTCAATGGTATGGGCTTAACCCCGCAGCATGGTGTGCAATATTTGTTAGTTGGTGCGCAAGTGAAGCGGGCGTATCAACATCCGTTATTCCTAAGTATTCTTCCTGCTCGACAGGAATGAAGAATTTCAAAGACATGGATTGTTTTTATTACAGTTCTGCTTATAACGGAAGCTATACACCTGAGGTCGGCGATATTTTCTTTACGGGCACGAGTACAACATCTAGTAGCCACACTGGCATTGTAGTTGAGGTGTCAAGCACACAGATTACTGTTGTGGATGGAAACTGGAGTGATAAGGTTTCGAGACATACGTACAATTTAACAGATAGCAGTCTTATAGGATTTGCAAGCCCGATTTATTAAACATAAATATTTGACATTAAAGTAGCACAAGGAGAAAGAACTTGGTTATATTGAGCAGATTATAAAAGGTAATGTAAACCGAATTATGAAAAAATCGTATTCCTTTCCATTGGGGTGAACGATTATATTTTGCTTACGAAAGCCCCGTCAAGGTTGAATTTAACGGCTTTCAGTCCGGTCTTGACTGATCTTCCGATGCAAAATTTTGGTCACCCAAGCCAAAGAAAGGGGAGGTAAAGGCACAGCCTTGGAACACTTGATTTTACTGGAGTTGGGGTGATTTTGAGCGTATAAAGTTGACACTACCTATAAAAAATGGGAGGGTGAAATATGAAGAAAAGAATAATATCTTTGGCAATTGCTGTTATGTTCGGATGCTCTATTTATACTTCTGCTATTACTACATATGCAGAAGAAGCATGTGGAGAAACGGATACTGTGAGCAAGGGAACTTTACTTTATGAGACAGAGGTAATAACACAAAAAGATTATGACGAAGGATTCCAAAATTATGCCCTTTCTGCAGCAACAGTAGACTTGGCAGTAAGTATGCACACTTTTTCCAACAATAATTTGGCAAATGTTGTCGGTGTTGTAAGAGATTATGATACAGAAGCCTTTATTCCAAATGCTACAATTTCTGTAGATGGGGAAGTTGCGGTCATTACGGGTGAAGATGGACGTTTTCAAATAAAAAATCTCCCTTCAGGAACATACGATTGGGAAATAAATGCAGCAGGGTATTTTGCGGCAAATTATAGTAATTATGATGTTGACAGTGCGGATGGAACTACAATTTTTACATTCTATATAAATGATGACTTTTCTGTTTCGCAGGATAGAGAAGAAATAATGCATGATATAGGAGGACAAACTGTACTGCCTTCTATTATAGATAGAGGAAATTTTGCAACATCATCTGTTGCCAGAGCAATGAGTTCTGTTCCGGATGTAAGCAATTCTATTGCGGTTTACTATAATAATCAAACAAAAACTGTTGATAGAGAGACATATATCTATACTGTATTATCTTCGGAACTTTACGGAAAAAGTTATTACACTGGTAAAGGACTAACTTCAACACAGGTTAGTGAATTGTATGAAGCACAGGCAGTGGCGGCAAACACCTTCTTAGAGTATGCGCTGAGTGTTTATTCGAATCATTCGGGTAAAGATTATAAGGTTTGCTCATCTTCTTGTTGTCAGGTATATGATCCTACTAAGGTTACCGAGGAGGCAATAGATGCAACGGCAAATATTTTTTATACTTCTGGAGGTAAATCTAAAACGGATATTGTAATGTATAAACCATCATCTACAACTTATGATTATATTTGGGGTGCCTTTTTCTCAAGCTGTAGTGGTAATGGAACAAAAGATCATTCTACGCAGCCTGCTTTGAAAGCTGTAAGTTGCACAGATATTGCAACTGGTGCGGGAGGACATCGTTACGGGCTATGTCAAATGGGTGCCGCATTGCGTGCAAAAAATGGTGATTCCGCATCGAATATTTTGTTGTATTATTACACTGATTGCAGGATCATATCCTGCACATTAAAATAGAAAATGTGCCAGAAAGAGATTAAGACGAGTATGGGTAAGATGAAAAATAAGGTTTTGCCGGTCTCTGTTCTTGTGTTGTTTATGCTGATGTGCATCAATGCGTGTGGAATATCGAAATCCAGGGATAGTGCTGATATGGTCTCAGAGCTTAATAACAGGATTATAGAAAAGGTAGCAGAGAATTACGAAGAAGGTAACATCAGTGCATTAGATATTGTTATAGTTCGGATTGATTTTGGTTCTTTCTCGCAAGATAATGCCAGTGAAATATTCGTGTTATGCAAGATTTTGAATACCCCTCATGTTGCAGGATTGGATAAAACGGTGGGTATCCTTTTAGATGCTGATTCATTAGAAATGGTAGCATATAAGGAGTTTGCGGCTGATAAAGTAGTTATAAACTGTATTCAAGCGAGTGACGGACAAAGCAGAATATTGGTATCAAAAACCACAACATATCAAGGAATATCAACACAGGAAATTCAGCTTTTAGCTGTCGAAGGCAGTCAATGGGTAGAAATTCCGATAGATGCGCTAAAGATCATTGGAGATGAATCTTTTTATTATATGGATATAGTAGATGATTTGATTATTGTGGCATCTGAGGATAAATTGATAAGTTCTGAAGAAATCGTAGCAGTATTAAAGTGGAACCCTGAGACAGAGCAGTTTGTTTTGGAACAGTAACGGGTTTGGCGGTGTGCAAGTCCAAATTATTAAATAACAATGTGCATAAAGAAAAGCGGAAATCTGGCTATATTAGATGAAATCACCATGACCACTAATTCCTTTGTCTATCAGAATGCTGAAAGCGGTGATGCTAAAGTTTAATTTTTATTTAAAACCGTATTTTCCAAAGAGGGAAGAAGTTCGGCAACCGTAACTTTTTCCACGGAGTCAGCTTTCGTACCTTTTGTTTTAGGCTTCTTAACCCTGGTTTTAAGAGGAGAAAACCGGCGCATTTTAAACTCTGGTTTAACCATTATCACCGTCAGAAATCCAGAAGTAAACAAAAGTAAACATATTATTTGATACTTTGAGAAATCAAAAAAATCGGAAACGCTGTATTTATCAGCATTTCCGACCCTTTTAACCTAATAGCGAGAGGGGGATTCGAACCCCATAAGGGGAAATACGTAAATTAGTGATAAATGCGTGAAATGCTGATGAATACTGGAATATAGCGTACTTTTGTGTTTCTGAATAAGAAACGATATTTCGCAAAAAGAACAGTAAATGCAACATGATGCAACACGAAATGCAACACGAAACTATTCTTAAAACATAGAATCAAAATGCTGGTTGGCTTTGTCAGCCATCTCTTTTCTCCGGTCACTCATAGCGTGTCTGTATACTTTTTTTAACACCCTATCAGAGCTCCAGCCACCGTCTGCCATGATGTAAGCATCTGGGATGCCGAGTGCGTGCCGGATAGAAGCGGAGTAATGGCGGAGATCGTGAAAACGGAAATGAGGTATATTATTCCGATCCAGCACCCTCTGAAACATAATAGTGATAGAATGCGGATTCAGTGAGGTAATGTGTCCGATTTCAGCAATACGATCCACGACAAATTGAGGTGCGGTGATGTACCTGTCGGAGGATTCTGTCTTGGGGGCTTTCAGGTGCCACTCTTTATCCTCACCAAGGACAAGGGAATGATGAATATGGATGGTAGTACCGTCAATATCACGCAGGGACAGACCGCAGATCTCCCCGCGACGCATCAGGCAGAAGGCTGCAAGTAGAACAGGAACCTCCAACTCGGTATCCCGGACAGATGCTACCAGAGCTTTGATATCTTTATCTGTAGGTATATACAGATCCGGTTCTATGCTCTGCGGCATGGAAGTATCCAGATTGATATAATCCCCGAGTACAGCAGAGATCAGGCCGTGATAATTTCGCACGGTTTTAGGAGCTCGGGACTTGGTCAAGGAGTTAATGACATCCTGCACATCTTCTGAACTTAAATCAGAAATCTTTGTATGACAAAATGAAGAGAATTCCCTGTTTAGTATCGTTTCGATATTGCGGTATCCTCGAATAGTAGAAGGAGACAACACTGGAGTTTTCGATTCGATATACTGGCTAAGTGCATCGGAAAACAGAGCATCGCTTTTCTTCTGTTTTTTATGTTCTTCTAAAGATATCATATATTGCGTGGCGAGGTATTCAGCTTCACGCTTTGTCCCTGCAGTAAATGATTTATACTTTCGTCTTCCATTTATATCAGTACCAGTATATACGAGGCATCTCCAGGATCCGGAAGGTAATTTTTTTGCAGTTGCCATAGTATCCTCCTTTTTGGGTATAAAAATACCCGGTGACTTGATTTTTCAGCCCCAGGATGATACTATTGGAATGAACGTATAGTAGCATCCTTCGGGACTATTATCATCTCAGCTCCGGTGTTGCAGCACTGGGGCTGATTTTATATTTTACTCGATAATTATAAGCATTGTGGTTGTTGCATTAGGTTCTTCATCTTGTGAAATAGTTAATGTAGTACAACCTGAATGCAAAGCTTTAATTGTGAAATAATATGCACCTAAATCATTTTTGTTATTATTCCAGTCAAAACTAATGTTACCGTTGTCTAAGTGAGCTGTGAATGGTATATCTCCATAATATGTAAATATCCCAGTGTAGGTATCTCCACATTTTAAATAAAGAACATCTTTAGTAACTGAAAAGTTCATCCCAGAATTTTTGCTATCATAATTTTTTAAGTAAGACATCAAACTTTGGTATTTGTCTTCATTGTTGGCACGATATAATCCATCTTCTTGAAGATAAGCGACCCTTTCCGAAAGATATTTGTTTTCTTTATATTTGGTATACGAATATACACAGCTAATGACCAACAGTACCGAAACAATTCCTGAAATAATCATGAAAGTAATGGAAAGGAAGTTTATATATTTCTTATGTTCTGGATATTCTACTGATGGCTCATAGTTAAGACCAGGTTCATTGTTTAATGTGTCCATCTTTGGAATATCATCAACATTATCGCCATTTTCATTAAATATCTTAAAGATGATTTTTCGGTTATGAAAATAGTAGAGGTTTATACAACAAGTAATAAACAGACCGATCCAACCACCTATCAAAGTAGCATTAATATGAAATGAACTGGTGGCATTGTAAATTGTACTCTCAGTCAATAGAATGACAATAGGTGTCTGTGAAATTTGAGATATTAGAATAAAGTAATATCCCAAGTCACTTGAAGAATAGATGCCATATCCCCAAAAGCCCAAGACTGCTAAATAAAGAAGCCATAAAGACAGAGATATTTCAGACATAGTTGTATATGGAAGAATTTGCATTGGATATAAAATAGCACTTAAAGAGCCTATAACGAATACAATGCGAAGCCACCACCACCAAGCAATCCCTTTTTTAAAGCCATAATAAGTTTTTGCTAGTTCGTATTTCTTATTTAACGTCAATCTCATAATTCCCCTCCGTATTGTGAGCTCTCATGTAAAACACAATTCTTTTGCAATTTCCATGTCATGAGCTTCCAGTTCGATCCGGTTTACATCCTGCTTTTCAAAATCCCCATTTTGGATGTGTCGCATGGCGTGTGCATAGGATTCTATGTGCCGCTCATGTGTCAGCCGGGAATTAAGAAAGATGCTGTAGGATCCATCCGGATTCTCTACGACATGTTCCGGAATCATGACATCCATGTCTATCAATATAGTATTTACGTCCAATTTCATCACCCTTTACCAATGTAACTCAGGCAGAGTACTATAAAATGTACTCTATGTATCAGATTCGGTTTTCTGTAAGTTCTTCATAAATTCAATGTGTGCCTTTAATCTCTCCGGAGACATTTTTCTGCTCATGTCGAACAGGGATTTCAAATCTGGATTCTCAAATATCTCCTGTGCGATTTCTTTCGTCTCTTCATTGAGATAGTATTCTTCTCCACCTTCCTTTTCTTTGCCGGTAAGCAAGTATTCTACAGATACGTTGAAATAATCAGCGACCTTTTGTAATGTGGATTGTCTTGGCTCAGCCGTTTTCCATTTTGTGACAGAACCTCTCGCTATCCCTAAATCTGTTTCTAATTTCGACTGAGAAATGTTGTTTTTACTGCATAAATCAACAATTCTTTCATTAAGTGACATATTCAGTTTTCCTCCGTTGAAAAAAATCAGCAGAAATATATTGACAAACTGAATAAAAGCAGTATAATTAAAACATAACCGCTGAATAAATTCAACGTCAATGAAATTTTTGCTGAATAAATATAGTAATGATTCGTGGTAGTTTCATTCTAGAATAAAATCAGTAAAAAGTCAACACATTCGCTGAATATATTCAAAAGTTAGTAAATCTCCTATAGCAAAAGCCCTTGAGGGTGCAACTCAAGGGCTCGACCTAATAAGAACCTATAATGCAAAGGAGTAACTGAAAATATTCAAGGACAAGGAGGTGTGAAATGCCTGATATTTACAGAAATGTGGTAGAGATTGCAAATAAGAAGAAAATGACCATTTCAAAGCTGGAAGATCTGGCAGAGATTTCCCCCGGGACAATCTCTAAATGGAAAAAATGCAATCCCAGAATAGATACGCTGAAAGCAGTGGCGGATGTTCTGAAAGTTAAGGTTGATAAGCTGCTGGAATAGAGAAAAGGAGAAAACGGATGCCAAAGGTATCATACATGAGATCAGAAGAAAACCGTAAGCGGTTGTCTGCGAGATCATCCGCCGGGATACAGCGGTATATGGCTCTGCGGAGCATGACAGATGATCGGCTGGCGGACAAACAGAATGTCACGGTGAAAACGATTCAGAATCACCTGAAAGATCCCGGCAACATGAAGCTGAGAGATATTTGGGAGCTGGCAGCTATACTGGATGCTCCGGTAGGAGAACTGGCAGGTGGTGAACTTCCGGAAGAGATCATTGGAAAGCTTCTGAGAGAGAAGTTGTCGTAACTGTAAATATTCCGTGCCCTGTACGTGGTGTTTCTGACAGCACCACCTCCCCTCTTATAAGCCTTTTTAGTGTGGTGTCCAGTGTGGTAACTGGGCATCACGTAGAGGGTACGGACAAGCATTGGAAATGACACATGATTGAACTGAATTTATCAAAGGAAGAATGGATAAAGTTCATAGCACTGGCAAAAAAGACTATGGTTGAGCGTGGTTTGTCTGTCAATGATCTGGCTGACGGGATCGGGAGACCGAGAGGAAGTGTAAGAAACTTTTTTGCGAAGAATAGTAATCACAGCAGATTCCTAGCAGCAGAGATTGCGGAGTATCTGGATATGAAGAGAGGAGGTAGAAAGTGAGAAAGGTATTTAATCTGCCGAATCTGCTCGGAGCAGTGGCATTTATAATGCTGTTTATTCTTCCAGCAGGATTTTTTGAAGCAGGCATGTACATATCAACACTGGCATGTGCCGGAGTTGGATATGCTTGCGCATATTTGTCCATGAAAGAAGATGGACAAATAAAATAGGATTCCCCACCGTCCAAAGTCAGGAATCCTAAAAACAACACTGTTAATGCTATTTATGTGCCTTATTATACGGCACGGAAAGGAAAAATGCAATGAAAAAAACAATACTGATGTATGAAAGTGACAAGGAGAACCACATTGGCACAATTAAGGCTGAAGGAGAGTTATTAGAACTTATAGCTGGAGCAGGTGCGATATTGAAGGCTGTTTCTAAGACAGCAGCTAAGGCGTTAGGTGAAGAACCGGAAGACATGGCAATTAGAATTGCCGGTGCCACAATTGATATGCTCATGGATGAGAAGGAGGGAGAAGCCAATGAGTAAATTAACGAATGACGACAAGAACAAAGTTAGGAATTTCATGACAGCATCATTACCTGATTTGGAAAATATCTGCAAACACATTACCCAGTGCGGACTGGCTCCTGATAAGATCGTGAGCATTGCCATGACGGGAGATGGGTATATCAGCATTGATTTCCACGAATTTAGTGGAGCCAGTGTATATAGAGGAGATATCTGCGGGCCCGTAAAGCTGAGATTTGAGGAAACAGAAACACTGGAAGCCCAGAGATAAGGGAGCGAAGAATGTATCAGTATAGATGTTATGGCTGCGGTGGGATGTGCGATGCCGGGGAACTGGAGAACGGTGTCTGCTATGACTGCCGCCAGGAAGACCTCCGGCGAATGGAAGCCCGGAGCCTGCAGAAGAGAAAGGAACTCAATCAGCTGATCCGGGCAAGATACATGGAACAGGCTGACGGGCAGATGGTGATGGTACATGGGTGATGTGATGGAGCAGGAACTGGTTGAGCTTGGTCTCCACCGGGAGGATCTTTATAAGAGACGGCGCAAAGCATATGAAAGTGAGGAACAGAATGAAAGAGAAAATCGAGCAGTTGTTACTGAGTACGGAACGGCATGGGATATGTGATCTGATCGCACACATGGAAATGGAAGGATTTTTCGAGGCTCCATGCAGTGGAGCAAAACATCTGAGTAAGGAAGGTGGACTGGAAGAACACAGTCTGAATGTGTATGAAATCATGAAACGCCTGAACAAGACGTTGGATACCAGGTATACGGATGACACTATTATCTTATGTGCTATCCTGCATGATCTCGGAAAGATGGGAGATCACGGAAAGCCTAACTACGTTCCGTACATCCTTAAGAGCGGTAAGCAGTCAGATGTTACTCCGTATAAAACAAATCCTGATCTGTCGTATGTGGATCATGAGATCCGGTCTGTGACCATTGCAAGAATGTATATTTCTCTGACGGAAGAGGAAGAGCAGGCTATCCTGTGGCACAACGGACTGTATGGCATTTTTAAATATGAGATCTCCGGCAAGGAGACACCGCTGTATCTGCTGTTACATATGGCGGATATGTGGGCAAGCAGAGTAGTAGAAAAGGAGTACAACACGGATGAAACAGTTTAGAGCACTGACAGCTGATGATATTGAATGCCGTGTGTCAACGGTATCGGATAAAGGTTGTAGCCTGTTGCTCTATAAGGATGCCAGGTGCGACATGAAGATTCTGGACGAGACCGTGGGAGCGGAGAACTGGAAGAGATCACATGAACTGATCAACGGAAATTTGTTCTGCAATGTGTCCATCTGGGACGAAGGTAAGAAAGAATGGGTTACCAAGCAGGATGTCGGTACGGAATCCTACACAGAGAAAGAGAAGGGACAGGCTTCGGATGCATTTAAGCGTGCCTGCTTTAACTGGGGCATTGGACGAGAACTTTACACCGCACCGTTCATTTGGATCAATTCCGACAATGTTAATCTAAAAAAAGTGAATCGTGGTGGAAAGGAAGTAGTTACCACCCATGACAAATTCCGTGTCACACAGATTATCATTGATGGCGGAGAAATTAAAGCACTTGCAATAAAAAATGAATCGCGTGGAAAAATGGTTTTTACCTATGATGTAAGAGCTGACAAGGAGAAAGGAAAGAAGTAATGGAGTTTACCGGGAAAGTGGCTGGGATCACAATGGATTTCATGTCTGGCAAATATAACATATCGTTTCAGGCTGATTCAGCTGATGCCGTGACCAGCCAGTTTGACGGTATCAAGGATGCGGAAAAGCTGACCATTACAGCAGTTAAATTCCGGCAGAGGAGATCACTGGATGCAAATGCCTATTACTGGCAGTTGATCACGAAGCTGGCAGAAGCAATGCATATCTCAAAGGGACGGATGCACAACATGATCCTGAGGAAGTACGGACAGCGGGAATACATAGAGGGAAAGCTTGTCACTCTAACACTCCCGGACACGGACAAGGCAGAGAACACAGCATTGGAAGCTGAGACTTACCATATCGGTCCGACATCACAAGTGCGTGAGGGCAAGGACGGAACCATGTATCGCACATATGTCATGTACCGTGGCTCTCACGATTACGACACCAGGGAGATGAGCGAACTTATCAATGGACTGGTATCCGAATGTAAGGAAGTTGGTATTGAAACCCTTACTCCTGCGGAACTGGAAGAAATGATGAAAGCGTGGAAGCCATGAAGAAGTGTTGGAGTGTTCTGACGGATGATATGGGATCCTGCTATATCACCCATTTGGGAGTAGTCCATATCCACCATGTGTTTAACGGCAGCCGAAAGAAAGCCAGTGAAGAAAGAGGATTCCTTGTACCCTTGCATCCTACCTTACATACATACGGACCGGACAGCGTGCACATGAAACCGAATCAGGGACTTGACCTACGGCTGAAGCAGGAATGTCAGCGGTATTATGAGGAGCATTACGGATCCCGTGAAGAGTTTATAAAAGAGTTTGGAAGGTCTTACCTATAAGGTTGCAACACCTGCCCTGCGGGGCGAAAGAAACCGTTTGTGTTAGTAATGGTGTCTCACAAACAGCCATTATTAGTGTCAGGGCGGACGGGGATCCGCCCGGGAGGTGGTCTATATACTGATTGAGAATTACATACCTTTTGGATATGCCAACCGGATATCTCGGGAAAAACTGGTGACAGATACAAGATTGAGTGACCGCAAGATCCGCAAGGAGCTGGAAGAGGCTCTGCTGCAGCGGGATACACTTATCATCAATATAGATAATGGATACTTCCGGTCGGACGGCAGTCTGGCGGACAGGCAGAAAGTCAAGGCATATCTGTTCAGGGAGCAGGCAAGGACCAGTAGCTGTAGCAAGCGTTGTAAAGCTATACGGCGGTGCCTGGCACCGAAAGCAGATAATACCGGTCAGATGTCGTTGAAAGATTTCGGAATAGGGTAGGTGGTCTGCGTGGAGTACATAAAACTGAACCGGAAGATCATGGAATGGGAGTGGTACGGAAATATAAATACTTGCCGGTTATTTATCCATATGCTTCTCAGGGCAAATTGGAAAGATGGAAGATTTGAAGGCAAGGTGATTCCCCGCGGATCCTTCGTCTCATCACTTCCAAAGTTGGCAGATGAGACATCCATGACGATCCGGGAGGTAAGAACCGCAATTTCGCATCTAAAATTGACAGGCGAAGTGACATGCAAAACATATCCGAAATATACCGTATTTACGGTAAAAAACTACTGTGAGTATCAGTCGAGTGACATACAAAATGACAGCCAAACGACAGGCAATCGACACTCTAATGACATTCTAACGACAACAATAGAAGAAAAGAAAGAAGGAAAGAATAATAAAAAAGAAGATACTAACGTATCTAAGAAAAAATTTGAGCCTCCGACCGTTGATGATGTACGTGCCTACTGCCAGGAGCGGAACAATAGCGTTGATCCACAGACCTTTGTTGATTTCTACTCGTCAAAGGGTTGGATGGTTGGGAAAAACCACATGAAGGACTGGAAAGCAGCAGTGAGGACCTGGGAGAAATCCAGTAGGCAAAGCAGAGAGGCACCAGCGCAGAAGAAGTACGATGCCAACAAAGGTATGATGACATCGAACTACGGAGATATGTCTGAGTTTGAAAAATCTATGTTGGCAAATTGAAGGGAGAACGATGAGCAATCAAAATTATCGAAAGGCAATGGCCATTGAAGCCAAGAACAAGAAACGAATATTGGATGTTAATCCCAACGTTGATGATGGCAGTGGGATATACGTTCTGACCCGGACAGACGAGGATGGAATCCGGTATGCGTACATAGGACAGGCTAAACACCTGTTGACGAGACTGGCACAGCACCTCTCCGGGTACCAACATATAGATTTATCAATAAAAAGTCATGGTTTACTTTCTGTTGATGAAAATATTTATGGATGGAACATAGGATTTTTTCATTATGAAGTAGATGACTTGGATTATTGGGAAAAATATTGGATTAAAAAGTATGCACAGTATGGTTACCAGCTCAGGAACAAAACAGCCGGCGGACAGGGCGAGGGCAAGAAGCAGATTGACGAGTACCGCCCCGCCAAAGGCTATAGGGATGGCATAGAGCAGGGTAAAAGGATGTTGGCGAGGGAATTACTATCTATCGCAGAAAAACACCTTAAAATCGATCTGAGAGAGGATAAGAGGGGGAATAAGATTTCTCAGAAGCAATATGATAAATTCATGGCACTAATCCATGCGGAGGGCAATGATGAAAGCGTACATGATAGTGACGAATGATGAATTTGAACTGCCGGTGAAGGTGGATATCTTCGGGGCAAAAGCCGCGGCTGATTACCTAGGGATCTCGGAACAGACATTTCGGACCTGCCTGCATAGGGATTCATGGTGTCGGAAAACGCATAGGTATAAGGCTGTGGTTGATGAAGATGCCACGATAAGGCTCCGGGCAGAGCGCAAGGAAGAAATGGATGCACATTGGAAATATAAGCGTGCATTTGACCCTGCATACCGCGAGAGAAGACATAAATACGACAGAGAAAGGTGGATAAAGAAACGTGAGCAGAGGATTTCACAGTGATGATGAATTACGGGAGATGGAAGAGCATCCGGGAGAGATGTCAAGGCATATCGGACGGACAAAACCATATGACTGCAGCTACCCTGTGATGGAGAGCAAGCCGAGGATTGCGGAAAGGAGCAAGGATGGAGAGACTGACAATTGACGAGATAATTGAGCATTGCGACAGAAAAACAGGAATGTACGAAAAAGCTTGTGATGTTAAATATCTTGAAACAGCATTTATGGGTAATGGAATAAAGGAATATTGGGAACATAAACAGGTTGCTGAATATCTGAAAAAGCTCAAAGAGTATAAGGACTTAGAGGAACAGGGATTGCTACTGCGGTTGCCGTGCAAGGTGGGAGATACAGTATATCAGATAAGTGAAAACTTTATTGAACCATGTACAGTTGAGACAATATTCTTGGGAAATTATATGGATAGAAATGGAAATTATTGTAACATGGCAGAAATTTATTATGACAGGGATGATTATCCTTATGTGTCTACAGAGATATATTTCACCGATATTGGTAAAACAGTATTCCTCACAAAAGCGGAAGCCGAAGCAAAACTGAAAGAATTGAGAGGTGCGGAATGAAGAGAGAAGAAGCTATTTACTGCTTAAAGGCTAAGAGTGAACGGTACTCAGAGGTTTGTGAAGAATGTCCTCTGTACGGACAAACTGGAGTAGATCATTGCTGTGAGGATGCATTACAAATGGCAATCACCGCCTTGCATAATCAGCCGGTGTGGATTCCAGTAAGCGAGAGACTGCCGGAAGAATATGGAAGCTATCTTGTGGCATGGAGAAGTGTTCTACAAAGTAAGGAAATGGTGGAAAAATTAACAGGTGGATTACCACATTTTTTTGAAATACTGGAATATGATCCGGATGATGAATCTGGATGGATTGAAAGTATTGAGCAGGCAACGGGTGAATATGAAATTTTAGCTTGGATGCCACTGCCGGAGCCGTACCGGGAAAATGAGGAAGAGAATGGCAAATAGGCACACATTACATAGCAACAAATTAGATGCTTTTCGCAAATGGCTTATCAAAACCGGATGGACGATTGAAGAACCCAAAGGTATATGGGAAGTATTAAGAGCGAAAAAGGCAGGAAGACAGAATCCCTTGATTGTCTATCAAAAAATGAACAAAGAGCATTTAAGCGTGCTGGACAGAGATATTGATGTCATCAAGAGATTTTTACAAGAAAAGTAGGTGGAAGATGGTGAAATGTAATAATTGCAAGAATTTAGAAACAAAGGATAACGGGTTTGATGCGTACTCATGGTGCGAGAAAATCAACGACTGTCCGCATGAGGACATAGAAAGAGATTGCGAGCACTACTCCCCTATGACCAACGCAGACCGGATCAGGAGCATGACTGACGATGAGCTGGCAGATTTTTTAGTGACAGTAGAAACATACGGTTATCACGACCAGAGCATATCGGGAACCTACGAGATGAATGAATGGCTCAGGGCAGAAAGCGAGGAATGAGGATGCAAGATAGATATTTATTCCGTGGAAAGCGGATTGATAATGGAGAATGGGTACATGGTTACTTGTTTGATGATGGATTTGAAAATGGAAGAGTATTTATTGGCGGAATTGTTATTGAAAAATACAATGGAACTGCTTGCGATGATTGGAATGTTACTGGTATAAATTTCTACGAGATAGACCCGAACACTATCTGCCAGTGTACCGGACTTAAGGACAAGAACGGCAAGCTGATTTGGGAGAATGATATTGTTAAACATTACAATGATGGAGCACATCCAGAAAATTATTGCACTGGCACTGTACTTTGGGATGAAAATTATGCTGAATTTTATCGGACAAGTAATGAGTATGGATTATCAAAGCCACGTATAAACAGGGATTGTATTTATGAGGTTATCGGAAACAAATTTGACAATCCGGAACTGTTGGAGGTGTAATATAGTGACATGCAAACGCAAAAATCGTAATTGTCGGTATGAGTATAATCAAAATTCTTACCAGTGCAAGAAATGTATTGAGGAAAATTTAAATCAATATCCGATTACCTGCGAAGATTGTCATTACGGTGGTTGGGGAATATGCAATAAAAGGGGTAAGAATCAGCGGAGAATGAGACCTTGTGAGGATTTTAAATGGAGTTAAGGAGGGTAGCCATGACGGAGAATGAAGCAATAGAAAAATTACATGCATATCTTGAATGTGAAAGCCGTAGAGCAAAAATTGTAAGTTGTAATGAAAGTTGCGATGATTGCGAATTATGTTATATGCAGGGTACTGGTGCTGAACACATTACAAGTGTGAAAACAGCAATTAAGGCACTGGAAGAGGTGCAACAGTACCGCCAGATCGGAAAGATTGGCACCTGTAGAAATGCCGTTGAGATCTGCAAAGCTATGATCGAGCGTGGGATTGACCAGGACAATATCGCAGAATACATAAAATTTGAGGATAACCTAGTGCAGAGAGGGTACGACCTCAAAAAGCTGATTGAGATGATGGAGGAGCATAAGCAGTACCGTCAGATCTGCACGGTGGAGGAATGTTTGCGGAATAAGGATTTCTTGGATTTCCTTGCGGACAAGATGAACCCGAACGATTTTGAAACATATTTGAGTATGTACAATTCATCTGGCGAGAAACAGGAGGATGAACGATGGGAAAATTGATTTATGCGAATAAATTAAAAGCGGATTTAGAAAAAGCAATTTCAAAGAATGAAGATATGGATTGCTTAGACTTTTTACGCGTTGCTTCTGTTACAGATGCCCAGCCTACCGCCTACGACCCGGACAAGGTTGTGGAGCAGTTGGAAGAACGCACAGCATTCCTTAAAGACTGTACGAAGTATGGAAATAAGACAGCAGAGCAGCAGTCAAAATCCTACGACACTATGATGATGTATGAGGTCAAGGATTTGGTAGATGATTTGTTGGAGATTGTAAAGGCAGGTGGAACAGATGGCAATTAAGCCGATTTTATTCAATACAGAAATGGTTCGGGCAATTCTGGACGGACGGAAGACTTGTACTCGGAGGTTAGTAAAGCCGCAACCAGACGAAAAGCATACATTTCCGCTCGGTTTTGTTACCGACAGTACAGAGAAGAAAGAGGTAGGATGCTTTGGATTTGCCGCTAATGAATATGGTGGCTCTATTCAATACGTTAAGCCGCCGTATAGGTATGCACCGGGAGATATCCTGTATGTCCGGGAAACATGGAAAAAGGCGCCGAACGGATACTATTACTACGAAGATTGGCAAAGAGATGACATTGCCGATGTTACAAAGTGGAAACCATCCATCCACATGCCGAAAGAAGCGGCACGTATCTGGCTTAAGGTTACGAATGTTAGGGTAGAGCGGTTGCAGGATATGACAGACGATGATGCAGAAGCAGAGGGATGTTTCGATTATACATCAACAGCACTTGGTTTTCCAGATGTATGGGATTCTACCATCAAGAAATCCGACCTTGACCGCTACGGTTGGGATGCATCACCGTGGGTTTGGGTTATCGAATTTGAACGGTGCGAAAAGCCGGAAACCCTATGAATCATCAGATAACCCTTGAAGAACTAGGATTTGTACCACCACAGCCAACAGAGCCGCAAAAGAAAACAGTCAGTACAGCTGCAATGCCTTGTTTTGATTGCATCTGTAATCATTGTGCAAACTGTACGGAGTGTTGGGACAACTGCACTCGAGAGATGGACGAGCCGTGCTTTGTGTGTGAGGACTGCAAGAATTATGACGGCAAGGGAAAAGATATGTGGCGGTGTGAGTGTAACAGGTATAAGATTACAAACTTATATGCAGAAAAAAAGAAAAGGAAATTTGAAATTGTGAAAGGAGTGTGATGCAGATGGAACCTATTGATTACACCGCCCTGTACGAGCACAATGAGGACTTTAAGCGGTACGTTGACCGATACTGCGTAAAGCACCGAATCAGCGTTGCAGAAGCCTTACAGCACTACCTGGTGCAGATGGCGGGCAGGATGTACAAGGAGCAAGCAGAAACGATTGTAGGAAAGGAATAACGAATGCCCGGTAAACCGGGTTGGTGCGTAGTGAATAGAGGTGACGTACCGAAAAATTACAACACCGTGGCCATAAGGCTTGTGGCGGAAACTCCGCAAACTGTATAAGGGCAAACGAATGGTGATCCACGATACAGCATTTGTAGCGTGGTGTTATGTCAAAAAGGCTAAAGGTGTGTTGGATCAGTGCAGGAGTATCATCATTTATGGCAGGATACCTTGCAGGAGATGTTGATAAGTGGATTTACATTGACATTGCCGACCAACATGAGGATAGCATGAGATTTATCAGAGATTGCGAAAAGGCAATCGGAAAAGAAATTGAGGTACTTAGATCTACGGAATATGGATGTGTGGAAGAATGTGTCCGAGCATTCGGAGGATTCCGCAGCGCAGGCAACGGTTTTGCCCCATGTACGAACTGGCTGAAAAAGCGTGTCCGTAAGCAATGGGAGCAGGAACATAAGCAATACGACCTAATCTATGTGTGGGGATTCGACCTGAAAGAGCGCAACCGGGCAGAGCGGACAGTAGAAAGCAATTCGCAAGCAGAGCATGAATTTCCGCTGATTGACCGGAATCTGTCAAAGGAAGAGGTTCACGGACTGTTTGAAAGAACGTTTTCTTTTCCCCGACCGAAGATGTATGACCTGGGATATCCGAACAATAACTGCATCGGATGTGTCAAGGGCGGTATGGGGTACTGGAACAGGATCCGCAAAGACTTCCCGGAAGTGTTTGAGAGCCGGGCACAGTTGGAACGACTGGTTGGATATTCGATTTTGAAAGAGAGTGACGGGACGCCGTTATATCTTGACGAACTGGATCCCAACCGTGGAGACATGAACACAGAAATATTCCCGGATTGTGGAATCATGTGCTATTTAGCACAGAAATAATAGGAGGATAACAAAATGAATAACAATGTATGTTGCGAAGAAAAAGTAAATAAACCGATGTGTGTTGCTGACTATGAACATGAGACCAGAAATAATTTGCTTGAGACTAGAGCAGTATTATCAGCTATTTATTGCACCATTACATCCGACAACAATAGTGGCAGCGATGTAGGGGAACCGAATTGCCTCACGGATGAAGTAATTGCAAACAAGGAGTTGGCAACTCAGATTCGTTCCATTGCCAATGACATCAACAGAGCACTGTTTAATCAATAATACAGAGAAAGGAGCCGAGACTCTGGCCAGAGTGAAGCATATGCGGTCTCCTTGAAAGAATGAGTGATTTAGATAAGTTTGATTATGAGTGCCAAGGCCAAATTACCATGACAGAATATCTGCAATCAAAAATTAAGTGTGGAGAAGTAAAAGACCTTACCGCGTGGATTAACAGCCAAGGGAAAGCACAATACACGCAGATAGGAGAAGTGGTAAAGAAAGCCTGTGATAAGTATCGAGATGATCCTGAGTTCGAGGATCGACTCACAAATGCAATTTCAATATATGTGTTGGAACAGTCTGTGGGATATATAAAATATCTGAAAGGTGAAAGTGGGGTGGCTGTAGATGATTAACGGAGAACTGATCGTTGACAACTTTGCCGGCGGAGGCGGAGCCAGCACCGGGATAGAGATGGCTACCGGCTACAGTGTAGATATTGCCATTAACCATGATCCGGAAGCTATCCGGATGCACAAGGCTAATCACCCTAACACAAAGCATTACTGTGAGGATGTGTGGCAGGTAGATCCGGTGGAAGCCTGCAATGGTCATCCGGTAGGTCTTGCCTGGTTTAGCCCGGACTGCAAACACTTTAGCAAAGCCAAGGGCGGCAAACCGAAGGACAAGTTTATCCGCGGTCTTGCATGGGTAGCCTGCAGGTGGGCGGGACTGGTACATCCCAGAGTGATCATGTTGGAAAACGTGGAAGAGTTTAAGACCTGGGGACCGCTAAACCGTGGTCATCATCCTATTAAGAGAAAGCAAGGCAATACATTTGAACGGTTTGTCCAGCAGCTTACAGATTTGGGCTATGAGGTGCAATTCAAGGAGTTGATTGCCGCTGACTATGGTGCACCCACTATGCGCAAGAGATTTTTTATGATTGCGAGGTGTGACGGTAATCCGATTGTATGGCCTAAGCCGACACACGCACCGGCAGACAGCGAGGCTGTTAAGGCTGGACTCTTAAAACCGTATGTGGGAGCATACACACAGTTGGACTTTTCCTTGCCGTGCCCCAGCATCTTTGACACTTCGGAAGAGATCAAAGAAAAATACGGCATCCGGGCGGTACGTCCGCTGGCACCTAAGACGATGGAGCGGATTGCGCGGGGACTAAAAAAGTTTGTCCTTGAGAATCCGGAGCCGTTTATCATCCAGTGCAATCACGGTGGCGAGCGTAGACCGAATGATATCCGGGAGCCGATGCCTACAATCACCGGAAAGCACGGATATGGGATCGTGGAGCCTTACATGGTACAGATCGGACAGACTGGATTTACTGCAGACAGGAGTAAGGATATACGTGAACCACTTACAACTATAGTGAGCAAGAATGAGCATTGCCTGATTGAACCAACGCTTGCACCGTATATGGGAACAAATACAACGAATCATCCCGGTGGGAATTGCAAAGATCCGATACATACGATCACTACAGGTAATCAACAATGTCTTATCAGCCCTACGCTGATCCAGTACCATTCCGAGACGGCACAAGGGGAAGTCCGTGGACAAAGTATTAAAGACCCGATTATGACCGTGGATGGATCGAACCGGTACGGACTGGTTACCTCATTTCTGCATAAGTATTATGACGGTGGCTACAAGAGAGCAGGAGAGAGCATGGAGAAGCCATTGCCGACAGTCACCTCAAGGGACCATAACAGTGTGGTGACGGCAAACTTGATCCAGATGAATAATCACTGTGACGGCCGGGACGTGAGGAATCCAATACCTACAATCACAGCCGGCGACGGACACTTCGGAGAGGTTAGAGCCTTTTTGATTAAATATTATGGGGATGCTACCGGTCAGGACATTGAGCAACCGCTTGATACGGTTACGACCAAAGACAGATTTGGGTTGGTGACAATTGAGGGCGTGGATTATCAGATTGTGGATATCGGGCTTCGGATGCTGGAGCCGCGGGAACTGTACGGATGCCAGGGATTTCCGGACGATTACATAATTGACCATGATTACACCGGAAAGACCTACCCACGCAGCGAACAGGTGCGTAGATGTGGGAATGCGGTATGCCCTCCGATACCGGCGGCACTTGTAAGAGCTAATCTTCCAGAATTGTGTGTAGCAGAGAGGACACCGAACATGGTAATCGAAGCGGAGCAGACAGGACAATTACGTTTTGCATAAGGAGAATAGATGGGAGCAGTAATAACGACAATAGAAAAAGGCAGACAAAAGCGAAAGGAAATATTAGAAGCAATAATTTCATACATCCAGGAACACGGGTACGCACCTACGGTACGGGAAATCGGAGAAATGGTGGGGCTTAAAAGTGCCAGTAGCGTTCAGAGCCATTTGGACAGAATGCTTGCAGATGGCATGATCGAGACAGACACTTGGGTCGGATCTCCACGAGCTATCAGAGTTCCTGGGTATGAGTTCCGAAAGAGGACACAAGAAATCGTTACTACGGAAAATTTTTAGTTGATTTAATAACTTAGAAAAATGGAGGTGAAACAATGTTTATAAATGCAAAATGTAATGCATGTTCAGAACCAACAAAATATGTAACTGGATTTTGGGATGGTGAAAACGGAGAACATGGTTGTTTGCATGATTGCAAAAATACGGAATGCTTAGTTAATCAATTGCATAAGATTTCGGAATCGCAGGCAATGAAAGACAGAATGCATATACAGGAACTCAATGGAGCTAAAGGAATGTATGCGGGGTATATAGCAGCCAAAAGGAAAGATGCAAGGATACCAATGTATAAAATGGCACAGATTTCCGGTTGCAGTCCTGCGGAATATAGCGCATATGAGCATGAGCGGAAAGAATTTGATCCGGAAGTTTACAGGAAATGCGTAGAATATTTGAAAGAGTAACTTAGAATTTAGCGGAGGTAGAGAATATGAGTAAGACAGAGATCTGTCAGATGTGTGATAACTATTCTGTGCGCAACAAGTGTGATCAGAAGAAAGATTGCAAAATCATGAAAATTATGGATGAAAATGCAGCATTAAAAAAGCAGGTGAAGGAATTAAAGAAGGAACTTGCGGAAGCAAAGTTAAATATGTCATACATGATAGATCCCAATGCCATCGGCGATAGAAATGATATGGGATGGTAGTTTTGGGATTTAGTGGAGGAAGGTGAACGAGTGAAAAGTGTTTTAAAATATCCAGGAGCGAAGAATCGTCTTGCATCTTGGATATGCGAATACATACCGATGCATGATGTTTACGTAGAACCTTTTGCTGGTAGCTTGGCGGTGTTTTTTAATAAGCAGCGCAGTCACATTGAGACAGTTAATGACATCGATGAAGAAATAGTAAATTTCTTCCGCATATTGAGAGATCGAAGTGACGAACTGGAACGCGCGATAGAATTTACACCATTTTCTAGGTCAGAGTATAAGGCAGCTTATGAACCATCTTATGATGATTTAGAGAGAGCGAGACGATTTGCTGTTAAATGCTGGATGGGATTTGGGTGCGGGAATTTGTACCAGAATGGTTTTAAATCAGGCCAACAGACTAATTCTCCAAATCCGGCCAGAGCGTGGGGCGAACTTCCTGAAATAATGAAACTGGCTACTGAGAGGCTAAAGGGAGTTCAGATTGAGAATTTACCGGCCTTAGAATTGATAAAAAGATATGATACGGAAGATGTTTTTATTTATGCAGATCCGCCGTATTTACACGGAACTCGGAAAAATTATCTTTATAAACATGAAATGAAGGATGCAGATCATGAAAAATTGTTAAACGTGCTGGTTAAACATCCGGGAAAAATTCTTCTATCAGGATATGATAATGATATGTATAACGATGTACTTCAGGGATGGAATAAGGTTCAGAAGAATACCAGAGCAGAGGGAGGACGTGCAAGGACGGAAACACTGTGGATGAATTATGAAGTTGAAAACGGACAGATATCGTTAATCATGTAAACTGAAATATCGGAAAAATTGTGTAACGAAAGGAGATAGGTATGGCGAGACCGAAGAAAGAAGGTAAGAAGAACATCCGGAAAGACATCAGCATGGATCCGGAGCAGTACGAGAGATTAATGGATTACTGCCGGCGGCAGGACAGACCTATCTCCTGGGTGATCCGGCAGGCACTGGACGTATATTTATCGGAGGTGGAATATGAGAAGAATACGGCTTGTTAAGGTATCAGCACCGGAGAGCGTGGCAAGAACGTATGACAGCGTAGGAAACAGAGTAGACGAAGATTTCCGTTGTGCAGAATGCGGCATGGGAGTTGCCCGGGAATATGCCTGCTGTCCTTACTGCAAATGTGAACTTGACTGGGACAGGGTTATAAGTTCTTCTGATTGCGCATTTCGGAAATTGTTTGGTTGATTATTTGTGTAATTATGTGTAACGTTACACATCAAAACTGAAATTTAGGAACAGAGAGGAGAAACATGGGAAGAGAATTGAAGCGTGTACCACTGGATTTTGATTATCCATTACATAAAGTTTGGTACGGATATTTTGTAGATAACATTTCGTTTTGTATATCTTCGCAAAATGAGGAATATTGTGAAAATTGTAAGGAGTTTGCGAGAATCAAAGGGATTGATACAGAACAGTATGGATGCCCTAAATTTGATGAGTATTTCAAGCAAATTAAGGACAAATTAAAGGAACTCTGCGAACCGCCGAAGGGAGAAGGCTATCAGTTGTGGAATACTACGAGTGAAGGGAGCCCCATAAGCCCTGTGTTTGAAACATTGGACAAATTGTGTGAATGGTGCGAAGTTAATGCAACTACCTTTGGTAAATTCAAGGCAACAAAGGAAGAGTGGAAAGAAATGCTGCAAGATGGCTTAGTATATCACAAAGAAGGAAATGCCATTATGTTTTAGTGGAGGAGAACGGGATGATGGATTTTTGCGAAGAAATAATAGCGGAAGTACAAAACCAGTTTAAGATTGACTATTTGCGGGTTGAAGATTTCTTTGACGAAGATATGGGCATCCATAAAATTGCTGTCACTGATCCATTTAGAAATCGACGTAAAATTTATTGCTTGGATCAGAAGGTGATTAATGAATCATGGACGATACCGATAGAAGCTGCCACCCAGCTATCGTACAAGATAGAAAAAGACTTTAGACCCCCGAAAAACAGAAATTAGTAGTGGAGGCAGAAATAATGGATGCAAAGAGAAAGGTAATACCAAAAAGTATAATTTACAGTAGAAAGGAGAAACATGATAATTCCAAGAGAAATAAGAGAAAAAATAGAACAGAGAAATCAGCTTGATGAAGAGATAGCTGATTGGTTCCAGGAGAATGTAGATACTGATGGATGCGATATAAAAAACGCTTATGTGGTTGATGAACCGAAAGGAGAAGAACAGATTGAAGAGGGGGAATATTGTAAACAGTCAATTTTGGGCGAGGACTGGTACATGGGACAGTATTATTGGAAGATGGACAATGGCAAGTATTTATGCATGGATTTTGAAATATAGCTTAAACAATATTAATGTAAGAAAAATACGAAAAAATTGAAAAAATAAAAATATTTCTCAAAAAATGCTTTTCTTTACGGTTTTTTTTGACATATCCATATGTAAGACAAATACGTCTTGCAAAAATATGAAAACCTATGGGAGGAAATGCAAATGATAAGAGAAGAGTACTACAGACACGGAATGGAAGACCTGGATCCTAATTATGATGATAGCAACGCAGAAATGTATAGCTATGAGCAGGAAGCGGATACATGGGAAGACGAAATGGCAGAGGGAGTACATATCGAAAATATACACATGTATGGAGATCCGCTCTGCAAGATACCCGTAAACATGTATGATTGCTATTACATCAAGAGGGTTGCCGGGAATATGTAGTACATAACGTACTACGGAAGATCGGGAGTGTCGTACATATCTGTGCGGCATTCCCGGGACCTTCCGGGAAGATGAAAGGAGTGATAGAAAAGGAAATTTTATAAAAGTGTAATAAGTACATAATACACCGTTTGAAATTCCAATGCAGAGGGGCCTGCAATCGATGCCAATAAAACAGCGGTACAACCACCGACCAAAGTAGACTGTACCGCTCAACTGCTTAAGGATATCATACCATAATGTGATACCTTAGGCAATACGAAAGAGGTGCGTGTATGACCAAAAATGACCTGATCAATGATGTTGCCTATGAATTACGAGATACCATGACACGAGAGCAGATCGACCGCATGAAGATCACCATGTACGTCAAATTGCAGGACTTTGAACTGGTGGAAAGCAAACAATTGCCGGTTGTCGTAGATCACGATAACGAATGGCTGATGCAGAGATACTGCGTCGATGGAGTAGCGGCAGGACTGCATAAAGGCACAATTCGCAGTTATATCGGTATCATCAGTAAGTTTTTAGATTATACCGGGAAAAATTACAAAGCAATTACTGCGCAGGATATCACAGATTACCTTGCTGTCAGGAGCTACCGGGACCATATCAGCCAAAACTATAAGTCCACAATATACCGGTATCTCTGCACGTTCTTCGGCTGGGCATTTCGCAAACAGCACATTGCAAATAATATCATTGACGGTGTGGATCGTGTGAAGCAGGTGAAAAAGAAGAAGGTGCGCCTGACGGATGAGGAAGTGGAAACTATCCGGTATGCATTGCAGACACCCAAGGAAAAAGCACTTTTTGAGCTGATGATCTGCACAGGAATGCGTGTAGGCGAGATCTCCGGTTTAAATGTGTCAGATATTGATTTGGTGCACAGACAGGTATCTATTTATGCCGAGAAGACAGACACCTACCGCACAGGAATGCTCACTCCAGTAGCGGTGATGGCTTTACGAAATTACATCGGTAACAGACCGGGAACAGATCCGTTATTTTTGTCAGATCGGGCACCGTATAACCGGATGCGCACTTACGGCATCGAAAAGCTGGCTAAAGAGATGGCAGTCAGGGGAGGAGTAACCAGGATCACAGCTACGGTGCATGTGTACCGCAAGACATTTGCAAGCGTATTATACCGCAAGACGGGAGATGTCTTGCTGGTGAGTAAATTGCTGGGACATGCAAAGCCGGACATGACTGTCCAGTACTATCTTGTGGATGATATAGAGGAGATGCAGCACAAATATAACAGAGTAGCATAGGAGGATTGATGAAACCTAAAAAAGAGATCTACAATGATGCCTGGTTTTTATATAAAAAATATTTGAATGGTGACGGATCGGATGAATACTGGGAATACCTCAACAACGATGCAAACCGCATCATAGAAAAGCATAATAAAGATCCGTTTGCCCGCAGCCTTGTAATGGCTGTAATAGATGAGATTGAGAGGAGCAGGAAACAATAATGGACATCAAAGAAAAAAGAGCATATTTGAAAAGCTACCAGAGTATCCAAAACCGCATAATTGGTCTGACACATGAACTGGAGAAATGGAAAACACTGGGGGAAAAGGTGAATAATGCAATGGGAACCGGCGGAGGATCCGGAAAGCCATCAAATAGCAAGGTGGAAAAATCTGCTGTTAATACCACTGATATTCTGAAAAAGATTCAGATGGAGATAAATGCGGCGGAAGATCAAAGGCAGACAGTGCTTGATACTATCAACAAGGGTAAAAAAATGCGGCAGCGTGAGATCCTGCGGATGCATTTTGTAAACGGCATGAGTGTTGCAAAAATAGCGCGTAGACTGGGGAAAGAAGAAAAGACGGTCAGTAATGCGATCACGAATGCTCTCCGGGATCTGGATATATAACAAAACAGGCAGTTTTAATGCTGCCTGCTTGTTATGTAGATTCTTGATGCACGAAGTACTATTTTTTGCAAAAGCTCTTTATCACTAAAATTGTCTTTATCATGTAACAAGTCATTTGCATCAGTATAGGCTTCTAACAATTCAAGGATTTGAGGTTCGATTTCGTTAATGGCTGTCAATTCTGCTTGGAGCTTTGAATTATAATACAGCAAATATTCTTCGGAACGATTATCAAGATTGCGTTGTTGTTGCTTTTTAAGTTGAGCTCGATAGTATATAAAAAAATTTCGAGCTTTTGTAATGATTTTTTGAGCTTTTTTTATATCTTCTATAGTTCCAGTCATAGCATTTCTCCTAATGTTCCCATTTGGGTTTTTCTATGTTCATTTCTGCAATGATGCCGGGGTGGCTTTTTATGTATGCCTTATAGTCTGCTATGGCTTTGTGCCGTTCCTGCCCGGTGTACTTGGTCGATGATGTTTCAACTTCTGATCCATCCAACAGATTCCGGGAGTAGGTAACCAAAAAATAATATACCTTGTTCTCGTAATACCGCCGTTCCCGCTTTAACCTGACTACTGGTTGAGTGGGAGCGGTTGCAAGGTAATTGTAACGCTCTGCAAGGGCGATTCTGTACGCTTTCAGTTGCTCTATTTTGCGTTCAAATTCCTTTATTGCATCAACTGCCTTGCTGTCATAATAAAGCACCTTGTCAAGCTCATTAAGGGCATCCGGGTGGGTCATATAGATTGACATTCTCACATCACTTTCGGTTGATGGATTGCCGTATTTCATAAACAGATCTTGGAGATCCTTTTCCTGCGTGGGGGTCATTGCTTTTCTCACTTTCTGCCGGGAATCCGCCCGGCTCGGTATAATCAATATTTTACGCTGTCATAATATCCCGTAGCGGCAAGAAAATCATGTATTTCATTGCTGGCAGTTCTGAAGTTGAAACAATCTTTTTTTCCGTGCTTATTGCAATTTCTTTCATCTGCTTGTGACAATGCGATAGCTAAATCATTTAAAACGTTCTTGCCTGCTGTGATTGTGCCGATACTTGTTTTTACTGTCATACATTTCACCTTCCTGCCGGTTTAATGGGTAGAATGTAATCAGGCTCAGAGAGAAAACCGCCTGCATTCAAGATGCTTTGCAAGGCTTTCTTTCCGCCTGCCGGGGAATAAGGAGTTTTTCTATCCAAGGAAATAAATCCTTTTCCATCCTCATAGAGTGCGAATCCGGTAGTTGAATAGATACCGATTTAGTTATTCCAGTAAGATCAACGACCTGTTCATATATTGCTGTTCCAGAGATCATAGAATCTGCAAAAATATGATTGCCTGATTCATAGTTAGGAATTGAATGTTGGTCTAAGATTCTTTTTATCTGAGTATTTGTCATGACCTTAACCTCACTTTCTTTTTGTGGTGGGGCGGTGGTGTTCCGCCCCTTATGTATTTATGCTGTGATCTGCTCCGGTTCAGATGTCCGGGTTGCGTATCTCTCGGATCCGTACATGCTGCGGATGTCCTGCATTGACTTTGATTTCTTGCTGTGCTTGTGATATTCGCCCTCGTGATAATACCAGGCCTGCTTGTTAGAGGAGTACTTAAAGCCGAGGCTCTTAAGTGTATCCTTATGCTCTTTGGTGTTGCCGGTGATCCACAACCAGGATCCGCAAAGCTCAATCATAAGTCCGGAGAGGTGCAGCAGCTGGTTAATCAGGTCTGCGTATTCGGTGGCGGTCTGCTGAGACTCTTTCTCGTAGGTCTCGCCGTTTGCGTTCTGGTGGATGTTCTTCAGGCGGTTATATGCTTCCTCGTACTGTCTTGACATCTCCTGGAACTCTGCGGTTGTATTTCTTCCGGGGTTGCAGTCCGGATGAAGGTCTCTCGCGTATTTCTTATAAAGCTGCTTTACATCTTCACAGGTTTTGCAATTTTCAAAATATCTCATGGTTTTGTACCTCCGTTTATAATGTGGAGCAGGTCTTTATAAGATCCTGCTCTGTTAAGTTGTCAGCTACGATGTTACCGTTTTTGTCGTACAGTTCGTATGTATCAGGTAAGGTCCCGAAGAATCCGTCGAACTGGTTGCATACCATATATCCTTTTGCTTCTAAAGCCTTGATGATTTCGCTCATGTTGTGTACCTCGCTTTCATGTGCTCCGCTTCGGTGCGGTTCGTTTGTTGTTGAGCTAATTGTATTGCATGACGCCATGCAAAGTCAACAGACAAATTTCACAAAGACGTCATGCAAATATTGTGCAATTTGTACATGGCACCATGCAAAAGTAACGGGTATAATACAATAAAAGGAGGTATATTATGGCTTACGTAGGATATAACGAGAGTAAAAAGAAATGTAATGAAAAGTACTTAGCAAAATTCGCAAGACCAACGATCAGGATGACAGAGGAAGAGAAAAAAATAATAGAAAAGGCTGCTATCAGTGCCGGAAAGTCATTCAATCGTTACATGATCGACTGCGCATTGGAAAAAGCAAAGTAGATAACGCACTTTTATAAAAAAATACCAAAAAGTGTGACAAATGTCACAAAAACGGGGTTGAATCGGGAAAACAACCTGTTGTATAGTATATAATATAAATACGTGTCAAGAAGCCGATATCAGTAATTCACTGGTACCGGCTTTTATAATACCAGGAAGGAGGTAAATATCAATGGGTAGACCTAGAAAGATTAGCAGTCCTGAACAAATGGAGAAGTTATGGGAAGAGTATAAATCTTACTGTGACAATGTAGAGGTTAACCAGACATCATTCTCTGGTAAAGAGAGTAAGTTTGTCACAGGAAAAGTTAAAAAGTCTATCACTTACACCTTAGAAGGCTTTTGTGTATATATTGGCATGGCAAGATGTAGATTCTATGATACTTATGACAGTGATGAGAATTATAGAGACATAGTAACGCGCATACGCGAAGAATCCGAGAATGATGTACGTAGAAAGTTTGAAACCGGTTGTATACCTTCTCAGTTATCCGGGTTATGGATGTCCAGGTATGACGGTTATAACCCTAAGCAGCAGATAGATGTTAATGCTACGATCTCCGAAGGGGATAAAAAACTACTGGATCAGGTATCTAAGAGACTGGGAGAGAGCAAGTAAATTGTACAGGATCATGACACAATTAGCTGGTAAATGAGCATAAAAGAGGATCCCGGAATTGTGTGTAAATGGCTACAATTCAAGAATCCCGTATTTATGCGGTTTATCAGCTTTTTGGTATCGTTCAACTATGCGCAAAATTAATCATTCACGCATAGTTGCCGGTAATTGTCTTATTGTCCCAGTAAATAGCAACAATAGCAGATGCAGCTGTTACCGGATCCGGATCGTTCAGACTGTTCTGTGCTGTGCATGGTCCTGCTGATCTATATTTTTCCTTCTGCCAGGGATCAGCCCTTCGGGCTGCCACCGTACAACCTGGGGCAGATAGGTACCCCGGTACCCCGCGATACCCGGGCACTGTGATCTAGGTACCATATGTCCAGCAGAAAATTATATTATATTTTCAGATTTGGAGTGTCAATGACTTTACAGGAAATACGACAAAATCAAATTGAATATTGCAGAGAGCATATCGAGTATTTCATCGACACATATGGTCATATCGAGGATAAAGATGCCGAGGAGATCATACAGCCGTTTCATATGTGGGACGCGCAGAGAGAGGCGTTAAGGAGCATTGCAACACATAAGCTGAATGTTATCCTAAAGGCACGACAGCTGGGCTTCTCATGGCTTGTACTGCATTACGCTGCACACCTGCTTGTTACGATGGAAGGTCGTACATGTATCGCACTGTCTCAGAAAGAGGATGATGCGAAGGAGCTTGTGCGAAGATTCGGCGTTATTTTGAAGAATATGCCGGAACTCATTGCAGAGGATAGTGATAAGCCGATCGGATGGACCGGTGCTACATATACACAGACTGCATTAAGAATTGAGATCACTTTTCCAAGTGGTCTCGTTTCAGTTTTCAATGGAATGCCGAGTGCGCCTGGTGCGGGTCGTTCATTTACTGCCAACCTTATCATTTTGGATGAATGGGCGTTCCAGCAATATGCAGAGCAGATATGGACCGCAGGATATCCTACCATTAACCGTCCTACAGGTGGACAGGTTATCGGACTGTCTACCATTGACAGAGGATCCTTTTTCGAGGAGGTATTCACGAACCCGGATAATGGGTTCAATAAGATATTCATACCGTGGTATGCGGATCCCCGCCGTGACGATAACTGGTATTCGGAAACCAAAAAGGCAATGGGTGAACTTATGACACAGGAGTATCCTGCTACTGTAGAGGAAGCCCTTACTGTTCCTGGCGGATCATACTTTCCCGAGGTGAATGAGCGTAATACTGTATCCTATGAGGACCTGAAAGGGAACACCCTGAAATATGTTGCTATTGACTATGGCCTTGATATGTTTGCTGCACATTGGGTGAGAGTTGATTCTTTCGGAAATGCACAGGTGTACCGGGAATATGATAAATCCGGTCTGACTATTTCAGAAGCTGCAGGAACTCTTCTCAGCATGTGTGAGGAAGAGACCATAGAAGCATTCCTGGCACCACCGGATTTGTGGAATCGATCACAGGAGACTGGTAAGAGCCGTGCACAGATCTGGTCTGAATGTGGTGTGGACCTCACCAAAACATCGAATGACTTTGCTGCCGGATGCTCCGGTATGAAAGAGTGGTTGAAACCGCAGGGAGAGGATAAGAAGTCGAAACTTACTATCCTTGATGGATGTGCACCGAATCTGTACCGGTGCTTAAAAAAGATACAGAAGGACAAAAAAAGACCGAATGTGTATGCCAAAGATCCGCATGACTTGACCCATGATCCTGATAGTCTGCGGTATTTTTGTGTCTGGTGGACAATCCCGGCGGACAGTCCGGAGGAAATCGACCGAAGACGTAATAACTGGCGGCCTGATCTGTTGGAGGACTATGAGACTGCAGACGATGAGATCAGGGCAATGATGGTTAAAAAGTATGGAGAGCCATATTATGAGGATGTTTAGGAAGATGAAAAACATGATTATGAATCCGAAACAGGCAAAAAAACTGAGTGAGTGGAAGAAAAAGTACACCGAAGCAAAGGATAAATACAGTGATGAACTGAATAATATCCGTGAATATCAGGCATTGTACGACGGTGATAGAAGAGTAAACGTAAATCCGAACAAGGGTAACGGAAAATCAAGCAAGCAGTCAATCAATGTACGTAATATTGTTTATGAATTGATTGAAACGCAGGTTGATTCTTCAATTCCCATGCCGAAAGTCACTCCTATCCATGAAGAAGACGAAGAACTTGCCAAGATTATTGAGCTTGCTCTTCAGAATGAAATTCAGCTGATGAATTTTAGCCTCATAAACGATGAGGAAGAGCGTACCGTCCCCATACAGGGCGGTGATTTCATGCACGTTGAATGGGATAACACAAAAGGCTTTCATTGCACTGTCGGTGGTGTGAGTGTGTCAGAACGGCATCCAAGAAACGTGATCCCTCAGCCTGGTATAACAAGCATTGAGGAAATGGATTACATCTTTGTACTGGTGCCGCAGACCAAGGAATTTGTAAAGAAAAAATATAATGTGGATGTTTCCGCGGCATCTGATACAGAAATCGATCTGAAGCAGGACACGAAGCGTGATGATAACAGCGATATCGTTACTGTTATTAAATGCTACTACCGTAATAAAAACGGATGTATCGGACTGTTTACGTGGTGTGAAGAGTATGTTTTGGAGGACTACGAGGATTATCAGGCAAGACGGTTGGAGAGATGCACTAAATGCGGCAGGGTAAAGACCGGAGACGTATGCGAATGTGGATCCAAGAGCTTTGAGGAACGAACGGAAGAGTACGAGGAATTGTTAGAAGACATTACCACGAAGAATGGCACATTCATTCCCGCAATATTAGGATATGAGGATGTGGACATGCTGGATGAAGACGGAAATCCGGTATATGACGAGTTCGGACAGCTGATGCAGGAGAGAAGGGAAGTCAGAACCAAGATTCCGTATTATAAGCCGGATCAGATCCCTATTGTGCTCAGGAAAAATGTTTCCCGCGCAGGAAAGCTTCTCGGATTTTCGGATGCGGCAGTTATCTCTGATCAACAGGATGCTATAAAAAAATTGGGATCAAAATTGCAGGAGAAAATCCTTAAAGGTGGTTCTATTGTAATTCTTCCCAAAAACTCCAAAATTCAGACTACTGATGAGGAACTTAAGGTTGTACGCGTGAACAATGCGCAGGAAGCATCACTTATCAGTGTGAAGAATATGCAGGCAGATATTTCCCTTGACAGAATCATGATTGCAGAAAATTATGACTGGGCTAAGTCCACGCTGGGAATCACGGATTCTTATCAGGGCAAATATGATGCATCTGCTGACAGTGGTACCGCAAAGCAATATGCAATCAATCAGGCAGCCGGTAGACTGGAATCTAAGCGTGTTATGAAGAAAACAGCGTATGCCAAGGTATATGAGCTTATGTTCAAACACATGCTTGCTTATGCGGATCAGCCGATTCCACTGAATAAGAAAAACAGTGATGGGACATATTCTTATGCTCATTTCAACCGGTACGATTTCTTGAAACAGGATGCTGCCGGGGAATACTACTGGGATGATGAATTTATCATTACCACGGATCCGACATCAACGATCATGATGAATCGTGAAGCAATGTGGCAGCAGATTGACATGAAATTGCAATCCGGAGCATTTGGACCGTTGGGAGAGAATAAAACTCTTTTGGCATATTGGACATTCATGGCAGAAAATGATTATCCGAATGCATCCACAATGAAAGAGATCATGGCACAGCGCGTGCAGAAAGAAAATGCACAGATGGTAGCTCAGAATGCTGCGTTAAGTGAGCAGGCAGGAGGTGGCGGAAATGCAATGTCCATTATGTAAGATAGAAGCAGCAATATCTGCTTCAAAATATGTCCTGTCAACTGACACTCCACCGAAACTCTTTATTGAGCATGAGATGAAATGTCGCAATCCACAATGCAGTAATTACAATAAAATATTTGCAACCGTTAGAAATGAACTACCGGTATCCAAGGATTCTAAGGAAACTTAGGGTCCTTTTTTGATACAAAATTTCGCATGTGAAAAGCGCAAAAATCACGGGAGGTAATCATGGATGGAATTTTAGAAGGCGCAAACGTACAGGAACCCGCCGCACCTGTTGCAACTGATAACCAGGTTGAAGAACCCATTGTACCTGAAGGAGATGCCGGAACTGCAGAACCGGGAATTACCGATCAGATACAGTCGGATGAACTCAACTCTCAATTTGCTGCTGCCAGAAGAAAGGCAGAGGAATCCTACAACCGTAAGATGTCCGGAATTAACAGTGAAGTCAAACGCTTATTCGGAAGCGTAGTGAATCCTGTTACTGGGAAAAACATTGAGACGATGGAAGATTACCTTCAGGCTTGCGAACATCAGCAGAGAGAAATCCTTAATCAGGAACTCACTGATAAAGGGATCGATCCTAATCTGATTGAGCAGATGGTAAACAATTCTCCTGCGATCAGACAGGCTCAGCAGATTCTCGAGAACAATCAGAGAGCAGAAGTGCAGAAACAGCTTGATGAAGACATGAAAGCAGTAACTGCTATGGCCCCTGAGATTAAGTCTCTGGAAGATCTGGAAAAGCATGAATCCTACGCTTCCGTACTGGAGTATGTGAACAAAGGATTGAGACTGCCGGATGCTTTTAAACTGGCAAATTTCGACAGCATTTCTACCCGGCAGACAGCAGCTGCAAAGCAGGCAGCAATTAACCAGACAAGGTCTAAGGGTCATCTTGAAACAACCACAAGTGTTTCCAACAACTCTAGCCTTGTTGATATTCCGGAAAATGAAATCTCAAAGTGGAGAGAGTATTTTCCCGGCTTAAGTGATGAAGAACTTAAGAAAAAATACAACCAAACTTTATAAGGAGGAAACAAAAATGTTTAGTTTTGTAAAAAGTGCAACAAATCCTAATTTCCCTATCATTAAACAGCTCCCGACTACCGCATCCACTACCTACAAGGTCGGTGATGCACTGGTGTTGACTGATGGTGGATTGACACAGGCCACCGGAACCACCAAGCCTCAGTTTATCTGTGCTGAAAATTACGTAGCCCCCGCAAGCGGAATGAAAGATATTTCCGTTTATGAGATCGTAGACGGTCAGGAGTGGGAGACCACCTGTGCCGCAGATGCTTCTGCTGTTAAGGCAGGCTCTAAAGTAACTATTCACACTGATGCTGCGCAGGTAACAGCAACTACCACCAATGGCATATTCATGCTGCTTTCTGCAGGCGGTGCCGTTGGCGAAAAGGTAGTAGGAAAATTCTAAGGAGGATAAAAAAATATGGCAATTGTATTTAGCAAAAATAGCGGACTTAATGATGATCTGTGGAAGGTAGAAGCACAGGTGTTACAGGCTGTCATGAACGACACCGATACAGAAAAGAATGATTACGATAAATTCGTAACCGACGTTTATAACGAGAAGACATCCAAGAAGTATGCTGAAAAGCTGGGCTCTGTAACTTCCCTCGGAAACTTCGACATCGTTGATGAGGGTGACAAGGCTCCTATGGATGATATTCAGGCTGGCCAGTCCAAGCTGATCGTACATAGCACTTTCTCCAAGTCCTTCGCATGCACCAGAGAAATGAAGGATGATGGAGACGTGGATGTAATGAAGACAATGGCAGCAAACATGGTACGCTCCTATAAGCGTACTCGTGCACAGTTTGCATCCGATGCATTAACTACGGAAGCTGCTACTTTTTCTTTCAGCAGAAAGAAAATTGATAAGACTACCGGTGACGGAAAGGCATTGTTTGCAACTGATCATGCGGGTGTTAAGGCTGGTGTGGCTGCGCAGAGTAACGTATTTACCAATGCATTCGGTACTGATACTACAATGCTGAACCGATTGGCAAATATCGGTAGAAACTTCCGCAATCAGAGCGGTAATATCCAGGGCTATACCTTCGATACCATCATCATTCCTTCCAACGTCCCTGCGCTGGAAGATCTGATCAAGCGTATTATCCGTTCTGAACTGATTGTTGGTTCTTCCAACAATGACGTCAACACCCAGAAGGGATTATGGAAGCTGGTAGTAGATCCCATGTGGCAGGTAACTTCCGGTGCTCCTTATATTCTGATGTCTTCTCAGGCAAATAAGGAGCTTAGAGGATCTATGTTCTATGATCGTGTTCCTCTTGATATTGCAAATCAGGTGGACATCCATACCCGTAACCTTGAATGGAACGGCTACGGTCGTATGTCTGCCGGCTTCAATGACTGGAGACATGTGATCCTTGGCGGTGCATCCGCAGGAACCACACTGAGCGCAACCTAACGGAGGTAGAACATGGTAAAGCCTAATTTTACAATAGGCACCGTGTTTGAGGATGGCGGTCTGTACTATGAAGTGCAGGCCGTACTTCCTTCCGGTGACTATATTTCAAAGAGAGTTGATAAGGTTCCGGAACCTGAAAAAGAGATCACCGTTCCTATTCCGGAACCTGAACAAGAGATCCCTATTCCTATTCCGGAGAAAACAGAAGACAAGCCTGTGAAGAAAACAGAAGATAATCCTGTGAAGAGAACAAGAACAACCACACGTACAAAAAATACCGGAGGTAGAAAGAAACAATGAGTATGACCTGGAAAGATGTCAAATTAGCCACATTACAAAAAATGTTTGCCGCAGACGGAGTAAATATTCCCACGGATGAATCAACAACGGATTACCTTGCAGGAATGCCTATGGTGGCTAATGAGGCACTGGAAAGGTTATCTACTGCCGGTAAATCTATTGTAAAGAGTGTTGTTATTGCACATAATCCTTTGAAAAATCTGATTTCTGACGAGGAAGCAAGTAAGATTCATAGCCTTGGCAAATATGAATTTTCAGGGGAGGGAGCACATGCATATTTCTTTGAATTTACCGGGAAAGGAACTTTAATGGTAACGGTTGGAGGAACAGAATGTGATACTATCCAACTTGAAAGTAAGAACACATATACGGAATATAGAGGACTTCTTGAGAATCCTTTGGATGAAGATGTGGCTCTTATTTTTATCAGCAAATATCCTAGTGCGGTAAAGAATGTTGCATTGTATTATGAGGAATTTGATAAAGAATCAGAAGTCCCTGAATACGCTGAGATGGTGAGATATAATCTCAAAGAGATATGTCCTGACTTCTATCAGCTCGGAGACAATCAGATTTATTACGAGGGAAGCTTAGGTTGCGGGTATATTCAGACCAGTAAGTATTACCGGGAGAGTGATAACATTCTTGTTCTCGGCAGGGATGATCCTGGGAGCTATACGGTATATTATCGTGCATATCCCCCTACTATCACAGCAGAGACAGCAGATGATTATGTTCTCCCGGTAGATGATGAAGTAGTGGTACTTCTGCCTCTTTATATGGCCAGTCAGCTGTATAAAGATGATGATAACGGTATTGCTACAACATATCGTAATGAGTTTGAAGTAGCACTTGAGAGCCTTAGCGACAGCAGTATGCAACAAGGCTATGAAGAATTTACGAGTGAAAGCGGGTGGATTTAATGGCTACAAAATTTTCCATTCCATCAAGCCCAAGCAGGAGTGTTCTTACGATCAGTACATTTTTAGGAGCAGATTTCACAAACAGCCCGGCGGCAGTGAGTGAGAATCAGAGTCCGAACTGCAAGAACATGATCCGGGATGTACCCGGGAAAGTACGTAAATGCATGGGGTATAAAAAAATAGCGGAATATGATGGACCAGTGAATGGGTATCATTTGATTCGTGGGGATGAACACGGTCTTGTTCATGCAGGTACTAAAATGTATCATAATGGTGAAGTAAAGTATTCTGATGCAAATAATGCAAGAAGTAGAAGCTGGCAGTTTGATGACAAAGTATATATCGTCGATGGGAAAAAACTTCTTGTCTGGGATGGCTCTGATGTGAAGCCGGCATCGGAGACAGCAAAGATTCCTACCGTAACTATTGCTAAATCACCTAATGGTGGTGGCACGAGTTATGAAGATCTGAATCTTATTCAGTCTGGATTTACAGAATTATTTGCCGGTACAGAATCAGATACTGCGTATCACATGACTTTTGGCGGACTTGACGAGACTGCAGTGAAAGCTTATATCCTTGATAGTACTGGTTCGTGGGTGGAAAAGGTTGAAAACACTGATTTTACAGTGGATCGGACCAATGGAATTATTAATTTTACCACTGCACCTGGTAAAAGCCCTGTTACAGGTGAAGATAATGTGAAAATAACAGCATATCGTACGGTAAGTGGATATGCTGATAGAATCAATAAATGCTGTATTGGAACACAATATGGTCTAAAAGGAGCAATGGATAGACTGTTCTTAAGTGGAAATCCTGATTATATCAATCAGGACTGGTTCAGTGATCAAAATGATCCTACGTATTTTGCAGATACGTATTATAGCAGTCTTGGGACAAGTAAGTCTGCCATTATGGGATACAGTGTAATCAATAATTACCTGGCAACTCATAAGGACGAAATGGAGACGGACCAGTTTATTGTCCTGCGAGAAGGCGTACTTGCAGACAATAAGCCGGTATTCCGTTCGGTAAACACTCTACAAGGCGCAGGAGCCATTGCAAAGGATACATTCGCATATTTATCCAGTGAACCTCTTTTTCTCACGAGATCAGGCGTATACGCTATTACAGCACAGGATATTACGGGAGAAAAATACGGTCAGAACAGAAGCTTTTATCTTAATGGAAAATTGCTGAAAGAATCTGATCTTGAAAAATCATTTGCATTTGTCTACAAGGATATGTACTGGCTGTGTGTAAATGGGGTTGCCTACATTCTCGATGGACTGCAGCCTATGCAGACAGATAAGTCTATGCCTTATTCTACACGGCAATATGCAGGGTTTTATAGAACGAATATTCCCGCAAATTGTGTGTGGGAGCAGAATGGAGCGCTTTACTTTGGTACTACTGATGGTAGAGTTTGCCAATTTTACAGTGATTCTGATGCACTGATGTCATATAACGATGACGGAGAAAAAATTGAAGCGATTTGGGAAACTCCGGATCTGGACGGTAAGTTATTCTATAAGAACAAAACCTTCAGATACTTGGCGGTTAGATTAAAGTCCGCAATAGCAACCACACTTGATATATATGTTCAAAAGCGTGGATTGTGGTCTTTCATAAAAAAAGATAATTACACAGCTCGTTATTTGTCGTTTGAGAGCATTGTTTTTTCGAAATTTACTTTTAGTTCGGATCAGACACAAAAAATTATTCCCACAAAGCTTCGAGTGAAGAAGGTAGATAAGGCAAGATTCAGATTCGTAAATGCTGAATTAAATGAGCCTTTTGGCCTTTTTGATATTGCGTTGGAATATGTGGAGAATGGTAACCATAAGTAGGAGGTAAACTATGGCTTTTGAAAAAATTACTGAAAACTCTTTAGTAAATAAAGGAGTGACTGGACTCCCGGATGTTCCCGGTCTTACAACGACAGAAATGCAGGCAAAATTTGACGAATTATCAAGGGATGTCATTATACCTAAATTAAATGAGATCGTTGATGGACTTAACGGAGATGAGGTAGGATTATCCTCTCAAATTGAAAATCCTGAAACAAAAGAAAAAGATGTAATACAGAATGTTGTGAATGCAATCTATCAGGTTGTAAAAGAAAACAGTAATAAAAGGCATGATCACGAAAATAAGGAGACGTTAGATAAAGTCACATCTGAACTTTATGAATCCATAACTGAATTAGTCAGCATGTTTAATGGAATATCAGCTGTCGACAAAACTGTGACTGCTGACGACTCCAAAATACCGACATCAGGAGCAATCGTCAATTATGTAACAGAATTAGGCGCAGGTGATATGCAAAAGGCTGTTTACGATAAAGATAATACAGGCATAGTGGATGATGCAGAAAAATTAGGAGGTGTCGCTCCGGAGGAATATCTTCAGAAAGCATCTTTGCCAGACGCTACAGTTGCGTTTGAGGTGGCAGAAACAAGATCAAATATTTCCACTGGTGAAAAAGTTTCTACTGTATTTGGAAAAATCAAGAAGTTTTTTGCTGATCTGACAGCCCCGGCATTTGCACAGATGATCACCACAAAGGAGGATCTGTTGGCCACCAAAGCCACCGGCTATGTCCCGGATGCCAAGGCGGTGGCAGATGCGGTTACTGATGTAACTGGCAAGTTAAACCAAGATGCCGATTTGACTTTAGTAAATTGTGTATCGTGGAGTTCCGATAATAGCATTTCCAAAATTGGTAACAGGGTATTTGTCACAATAGGCGTACAAATTACATCTGAGCAGTCTAGCGGATCATTAATCATTACCAATATTGCAAAGACATATTACCCTAAAAATGCGTATGTTAGAGCAAATGCAACAGGTGGTACAAGCGGCAACAATCATAATATTTATATTAATAAATCTAATGGTACGATAATATTAAACCCATCAACGGAACGGTATTATTCTGCCAGTTTCTCATATTTGTCAGATTGAGATTTATTTGAAGAAGCAGCCCAATACCTTGGATTAATTAATTATTTATATGCCACAACAAAATTTAATATAAATGTTGCATCATTGCTAACATTTGCAATTTGATATGCATAAAACTTGCTATTACTTGCAAATCTTACACTAACTGCCCAATCACAATTTGCAAACACCCCAAATACATTTGCATTGTTTGGCAATCCAAAGTCAGACAAGGAGCCTAAAAAGGACTGTTTATTCGCCACTAATAGAGTAACAGATGTTGATATTGATGCAAATTTCAAACCATTTAAATTGCCATTTACAGAAGGAGTGATTGAATAATGGGTGGAGATTATCAGTAGAAAATCAGAAGGCGGGCACGGCCTTAAACAGTGCCAGAAAGGAGTCCTGTAATGGGCTATATTAAATTTAAAAATAAAGAGACCACACAGCTGGTCGTTGTATCAGAGGAGAGCCCTCATGTGATCCGGATCACCGGAGACAACCTCACAGTAAATACCAATGGCTTCCGCCTCTATCTGGACGCAGACTGCAAATATCCGTTGGATAATGGCGAGTATGCGACATACACTACTTTATTCCGGGAGGGCGACGGCTGGTATGAGTTGTCCGATGACGGATCCGTCTACACCGAGCCGATTGCACCGGTGCAACCTGAGCCCACAGAAGAGGAGCTTACGGAGTTGGCCAGACAGCAGCAGATCAGTCAGCTGACTGCGCAGATCAATGATTTCAAGGCCCGGATCGCCGCCAGTGACTATAAAATCATCAAGACCTATGAGTATACGTTACTGGGTGAGCAAACCGAGTATGACATCGAAGAGGTGCACGCGGAGAGACAGGCTCTCCGAGATCAGATCAATGATCTGGAGACGCAACTGGCAGATCTGACAGCGGCCACAGAGTAGGAGACCGCCTATGAGAGTGAGAGATGGTCCTGACACAATTACATAGTAACTAAGAGCCAAGAGCCGATTGCTTCCCGACGGGAGGTGACCGGTTCTTATTTTAAGAAAGCGAGGTCTATATTATGGACAAAGTAAAAGCAACTGTGATTGCAGCATTATCTGTGTTAATGAGTTGGCTGGGGATCTTGGCAATCCCGGTATTACTGCTGGTTGGATGTAATATCATTGATTACATCACTGGACTGATGGCTGCCAAATTTAGGGAGGACGGAGGCATCAGCAGCTATAAGAGCATCCGAGGCATCTATAAAAAGATTGGCATGTGGATGTTGGTAATTGTCGGAGCATTTGCGGATGTGTTAATTCAGTACAGCGTGGAATGTGCCGGCATTGAAATTGCAGTGCCATTTGTAGTTGCAACGGTGGTAGCGGTATGGTTGGTGGTTAATGAGCTGATTAGCATTCTGGAAAACCTGAAGGATAGTGGGGTAAAGATCCCTCCGTTTTTAATGCCGCTTATGAAATATATCAATCGCAAAGTAGAAGATAAGGCAAAGTTGCCCGAGGAAACACAGGAGGTAACTGGAGAATGAAAACAGGAAATGGATTGTCAGAATATGCAAGAGTGCACCTGGGAACCCCGTATTTTTATGGGGCCAAGATTCCCGAGGGCGCTCTAACCGAAAACAAAATGAGCACTATGCACAGAATGTATCCCAAGGTCGTGACCACCTCCTACATGGCAAAGGCACGGCGGAAGGGGCAGGTCGGCAAGGTTAATGTGGACTGCTCTGGACTGATCGCCGGATACCGGCAGCTTAACATCGGCTCTTATCAGCTGTATCAGACCGCGTACACCCGGATGCCGATTGCAAAGATCAATGATTTTGCGCCGGGGGTTGTCCTGTGGAAATCCGGGCACGTAGGTGTGTATATCGGAAAAGTAAACGGAGTACATATGTGTATTGAAGCAAAGGGCATTAACTATGGTACAGTCATGAGCAAGGTATCCGCGACAAAATGGGTGTATGGCTTGACTTTTAAGAATATGGATTACACCTACGATGTAAAGGTACCTGGAACCTGGAAGGGAGTAAATCCATATAAGGAGCCTACAGCAATTGTCACTAGCGTGGCGCAGGCGAAAAAGAAAGGTATCAAAAATTACATCTCACGAGGTGAAGGTGTCAAGTGGATCCAGTGGGAACTGATGGAGGCTGGTCTGCTGACGGAGGCTGATATCGACGGTATCTGTGGTCCTAAGACAGTGGCAGCAATCATTGCCTACCAGAAGTCCTGCAAGATCATAGCGGACGGACTGGCAGGCAAGACCACTCGGAAGTATCTGATAGCAGCATAAATATGATCATGGAGGTGTGCTTTTGCATACCTCCATTTGTTTTATGGAGGAACACAAATGGCAAAAGTAACAGTTGATACTATTCGTAATATTAAGGGAGCATCTCTTGAAAGAGCTCCGAAAAAACATACATCTTCATCTTCTGTAACTCATGGTGGAGGTGGTGTGAGAAGAGATAATACACTGGGAGGTAATACAAGCTCTTCTGGTAGCCCTTATCGTGGACCGTCAAATATACCTGCTAATAGTAATCGTACCAGCGGACCTACTAATTGGCCGAGGCCGACCGGAAGCAGCAAATCTTCGGGTGGCACTTCTGGTGGATCCTCGAGTGGCTCATCTGGAAGCTACTCATATTCGTCCAGTGGCAATGCTGATATTTCAGGCATGTTACAGTCTATGTATGAGCAACAACTGTCACAGCAACAGTCGGAGCAACAGCGGTTATCCGACCAACTGAGAGCCCAGCAGGAAGCATATGAAGCACAGTTGAGAGCCCAACAGGAAGCTCAGAGACAGGCAGCACAGAATGCCTATAACAACAATATGTCTGCTTTGGAATCTGCATATGCAAAGAGAATGTCGGGACTGGACAGTAATCTGGCATCAACGAAGGATCAGTTATCCTCATCTTATGGTAATTCCAAAACCAGTTTACAGCAGAACGAGGAGAATGCCCTGAGAGAAGCCTATATCAATCGGATGATGAATGAGAAGAATTTGAGACAGCAATTGAATGCACAGGGGCTTACTGGTGGTGCAAGTGAGAGTGCAATCGCATCCATGCTCAATAACTATGGCACATCCCGGAATAACATTCAGAATACTGCTGCTGATAATCTGAGAGAGTTGGAGCAGACATACAATAGCAATCTTGCAAGTGCACAGCAGAAATACAATGATGCTGTGAACTCTGCAAATGATTCTAACATGGCATACCGGATGCAGTTGGAGAATGACCTTGCAAATAATACAGTATCATCCTATCAGGATCTGTATAGTGCTTTGGCCAACATGGACAGTACATATACGAATGCTATGAGTAATCTGATCAATAATCAGTCAAGTGCAAATGCTGATCTTCAGAACACGGCATTTAAGGCTATGCTTGAAAATGCAATGGCTCCGACCACATTATCGGTATCAGGATCCAGCAAGACAAGTGGATCCGGAAATAGCAGTAACACGTTGGTGAAGAGGGTAAAGAATATGCGTGACAATGGTTATGTTGCAGCGGATATTGCATCTTCACTGGCGCAGGAGGGATATACAATTCCACAGATTGAGCAGATGTTTGCAGAGGCAGGTATCGAATATTAGGAGAGTGAATCGGATATGGCAAGAGTAAATATTGACGATAAAAATAATAAAAAATGGGATTCCAGACTGGTAGATGCTTATATGAAAAACCAGTCTAAGCAGAATAACAACAGAAGCACGGCACAGTCACGCTTGCCACAGAAACCTGATTATTCACTGGCATCGCAGGGGATCAAACAGTCCTCTGCGACATCTCGCTATGAATCCATCCCTAATTATAATATTGTAGAGAGAACATTCAGTCCGCGCAAGCAGTATGAGTATGAGGTAAAACAGTCGAGATTGCCGAGATATCAGCAGGAAAAGAGCAACCAGATCGGGAGCGCATTATCCCGCGCAGGAGTGACATCTGATGACCTGTCCACGTTATCTTCCGGCACAATGGGAAATTCTGTCTTTCAGGGATTGGATGTTCTTAATGGCTTAAAATCATGGAAACAGAAAAAGGAAATTGCACAGAAGGTTAAAGGTACTGGATTATCTATGGCTGATGTGTTGGACTATGCGCAGAGGCAGAACCGGGCAAAAGAGCAGGAGAACTGGTCTAATTATGCAAATGAGCATAAAATCATAGGAACCGCAGTCACTTTCCCTATTAACGCTGCCGGTGGAATCTCCGGAGGAATTGCAAATACTGCAGACTATCTAACTGGAAAACCTATTGATCCGAACAGCTATGCCAACAGTTATAGCAATATGTCGAATGCTATGAGAGGTGCGGTAAGTAATGATTTCGGGAAAGCAGGGCAGCTGTTATACAATGTCGGAACTTCCATCGGTGATAGTGCAACTGCTATGGCACTCGCAGGCGGTAATGCCGGTGTCGCTGGTGCATTGCAAGGTTTAAATTCCTACAATAACAGTATTATTGATACTGCAAACAGGGGATTGTCTCCGAATCAGATCATGGGTACCAGTGCGATTGCGGGACTGGCAGAGGGAGCCTTTGAAGCCCTACCTTTGCAGGCATTAAAGGGTATATTTACAGGCAATGTATCTAAAGAGGCAGGAAAAGGAATTATTAAATCTGTGCTAAGTCAGATGGTTAATGAGGGTGCCAGTGAGATGACAACCGAAGGAATTGACCAGGTTGCTGATATTCTGATTAACGGTGGTTTGTCCAATTATGCACAATCCGTGGACCAGTATCAGAGGCAGGGGATGTCAGAAAGTGAGGCAGAGAAACAGGCTGTAATTGATATTTTTAAGCAGGTAGGATACTCCGGTCTTGCCGGTGCTGTCTCCGGTGGTATCATGGGTGGTGGTACTGCGCTTGCTGGCAAAGTTGTCGGTAATCGTAATGCCCGATTAAATGCACAAAATGAAATGAGTTTGACCGAAGCTCCTGGCATGGGTCCTTTACCCACCGCAGCTAATCACGTAACCACACAGGCAGGTGCACCTACCAACAGTGTGAGTGATTTGTCAAACTCATTAGATAATGGAGCCTATCATGTGCCTAGTGCCCTTGATACATCAAGTCCTTTGGCTAACGTCCAAAACGTGCATGAAAATAACTCCGTTGGAACTAATATAGTGGAAAGCTCTCAGAATGTCAATAATTCTGATGGATTTCAGCCTACCCATTATGAAAAAGGAAATGGAGTTGATCCGTTTTCTGATTTGATGGCAGATAATCTTACTTCTACTAAGGGAGTGACCAGCAGGGACAAGTCATTTTCTGATTTCGTAAAAGAGTCATTATCTGGAGATGGTAAAAGTGGGAATAAAAACTATTACCTTGGACAGGTATCTGAGGAACTAGCAGCAGATATATTTAATAAGACAGGCATTGATGTAGAAAACTATAACATTCAAATGTCAAGTGATAATATACGGCATGTATACAAAGATCACAGCGATGTTAAAACAGAAACGGGAAGAAATCAAATCCCTTTGGACGCAGAATTGATTGCGAAGCTTCCACAAGTATTTGACAATCCAGACGAGATCAGTTTCTCTTCAAACCCTGATACCAGAGGGCGCAGGGTAATGATGTTTGAAAAAAGAATCAATGGGAAAATAATTGTTGCCGAAGCTATTGGCGCAGGAAAGCATAGACTATCTTTGGATACGATGTATATTAAAGATAGCCACCCTGTAGAGGCTGCTGCAACTAATGTTGCCACACCCCAACGCCCTAAGCGATCTACAGGGAAGGCTACTGATGTTAATATACCTAATTCTGCTGAAAATGTCAACGGAACCCAGTATAATTCAAAGAAAATCGAAGGCTTCAATGATCTCGACAAGGCACTGGATCGTTTGGTTGGTATGTACAAAGGAAGTGAAGATACCGCTTCTATGTATGCTGATATGAAATCGGCCATCAATGAATATTTGCAGACAGGAAATCAGAGTGCCATCGACAAGGCTGTGACACTGGCCGCAGAGATCGACGACAGTATGAATGGACATTCCTATACCCGGAAGGGAAGCGATAAGGGCACTGCAAAGTCTCAGAATAACCGTGTGACAACATCTTTCACAGAGGGAGAGTTTGTCGATACTCTGATGTCGTATGGAAAGTATTTGCGGGATGCGGCAAAGAAGAGCACGGCAAATGTGAATCAGCAGAGCAATACGGCTCCTGTACAGAATGTACAACAGAGCGTTGAACAGAACAACATGCAGATGCAGCAGAACACAGATCAGGCCGGAAATCAGCGTATGCGGAGTTACAATGACACACTTGTCAATAAGACGGATGCGCCGCAGGCGTTGAAAAATGAATTTGTTGCTAATCCGGATATGTATACACAGTTGAGCAATGCGGATACCAAAGCAAAAGCTGATGCGATTCTTGCCAGCGGTAACATTGATTCTGCCATTGTTCAGTTCCGGCAGATGATCGATGGAACCAAAAAGGATCCTGCTGCGGTTCCTCTGGGATATAATATCGCAAAAGAACTGACCAATGCAGGAAGAGTGGATGAAGCTGTGCAGATTGTAAGAGACATGAGTAAGGCTCTGACAGAATCCGGACAGTTCTCCCAAGCAGCAGCAATCACGATGCTGAATAATGATCCGCAGGCGGCCATGCGTTATCTGGTCCGTGAGATTGACAGCATGAATGAAGCCGGGAAGAAGAAATTCAAGGATAAGTGGCAGAATTTCGAGATGACCGACAGCGAGGTGAAACAGTTCGCGGATATTGATCCTGGGGATACGGATGCTATTAAGGCGGCATATGAGAATGTGTATGATCGTCTGCGTAAGGCATATCCTGTCACGATGACTGAGAAACTCATGGAACTGCGTAGAGTATCTATGTTGCTGAATGCGCGGACCAATGTAAGAAACTTCGTCTCTAACGCATTTATGATGCCTATAAGATGGACTGCTGACAGAGTTACGGCACTGGGAGAGGGCGCATATAAACTTATTCACCCGGAGTATCAGAGTACTCAATCTGCTAATCCGGTTGCTTCTAAGGAATCCAGGCAGCTTGCATCTGAAGCATTTGAAACTGTGAGAGAAGAACTGTTGGGAGACAACAAGTATAATGATGCGCAGGGAGCTATCAGGGATAAGCAGATATTCAAGGGTAGTAAGTTCTCGGAGATGTTCGACAATCTTACAAATGGTGCATTGACGAGGGCAAATCAGGCTATGGGAAAGGATGTATCTCCTTCACTCATGGAGACAGCTAGGAACTTTACATATTATCTTTTGGAAAAAGGGGATGATGTGTTTGTAAAGAAGAACTTTGAATCTCGTATGGCATCCTATTTGGAAGCACAGGGGATCACCGATCTCGAAAGTATTCCGGCAGATGCCTATACCCTTGCAACACAGGAAGCGTACAAAGCAACATTTAAGGATGATACGAAGTTAGCAACCATTCTGAGTGATGTTAGACGGACGCTTGGCGTTCCAGGTGACATTGTGATGCCTTTTACAAAAACACCTGCTAACATTGCCATGAGGGGTATTGATTATAGTCCTGTTGGTGTTGCAAATGCACTGGTAAAATTAAAAAATGCTAAGAGTAATGTGGAGGTATCAAATGCCCTTACTCTTTTAGGACAGGGAGCAACTGGAACTGCAGCTATTGCGGTGGGATATGCACTGGCGCAGTCAGGCATCATCCAGGGAGCACTGTCAGATGATAAGGATGAGGCACAGTGGGAAAAATCTCATGGTAAGCTGGCATATTCTGTCAAGGTAGGAGATAACTATTATACTTTTGACTGGGCACAGCCGGCATCTATTCCTATTATTCTTGGTACAACGATATATCAGTGTATGCAGGATTCTGACAATGCACTGGATACCATTTATCAGGGAGCTGTGGCAGCTACAAATGCTTGGTCAGATCTGTCTCCTTTACAGACGTTGACTGATATATTCGGCGGAAATGGTACGCCGGCAGAGAATATTGCAGACACGTTTTTGGAAGCACCTCTCGGATGGATCCCGGCACAGTTAGGAGCTGCTGCACGTATCGGTGATACCACTCAGAGAGTTACCTATGATAATACTAGCAAGCTGAATAACATCATCAATCAGGCAAAGTCAAAGATTCCTGGTATGTCGCAGGCACTGCCGGTTGCCTATGACACCTGGGGAAATCCCATCAAACGGCAGGATTCCACGGGGGAGGCAGCATTAGCTAACCTGCTGAATCCCGGACAGATTGGTAATATTAGGGAAACACCGATTGATGATGAAATCAACGATCTGTATGCTTCCACCGGTGACGCCGCTGTATTTCCCAAGAAGGCGGCATGGAGCTATAAAATCAATGGGGAAACAGTAAAGTTGAACAGTGAGCAGTATTCTGAGTATCAGCGTATCATGGGGCAGAATGCATACGGTATGGCATCGGCACTGATTAACTCCGCTTCCTATAATAATATGAGTGACGATCAGAAAGCCGGTGCAATAGCAGATCTGTATAATTTTGCAGATGCACTGGCAAAGACGGAACTCCTTGGATATGATATTGAATCATCCCAAACATATAAGAAGATGTATGAGATCTATCAGGACAAGGGGGCCGTCGGCGTTGCAACATTTCTCGGAATTAAACAGAGTATGGATAGCAACAAGGCAGAGGACAAGGTTGCGGCCGTAGCGGATATCCCGGGATCTGATGAGGATAAGGGATATTATTTATCGTTATTGATCGGAAGTCTGTCAAAAGAAGCACAGACCGCATATGATTATAACGGCTATCCCGGAGTATACTGGTACTATGCACAGAAGACAGGCATCGGAGATTATAGTGGATATAAAGAATCCAACTATAAAAAGATTCAGAGCATGTTGGACGGAACGTATACGGATCCGGTGGCAAGCAGCCATGAAGAATCACAGGCAAAGATACAGGCTATGCTTGACGGGACCTACGACAGTGTTTATGGATCTGGGGCAAGTAATGAGAACCAGCGTAAGATAGCTGCAATGATAAACGGTACTTATACCGGCAATCAGGACAGTGATTACCAGGCGCGGTTACAGAGAATAAGAGATATGCTGAAATAATGAGAAGCGGAGGGCGAAATGCTCTCCGCTTTTCTTTGTAAATCGAAAGTATGCAACACGAAATGCAACACGAAAATAAAAAACCCTTGATTTTTCAAGGGTTTAAGCATAGCGAGAGGGGGATTCGAACCCTCGACACTGCGGGTATGAACCGCATGCTCTAGCCAACTGAGCTATCTCGCCATATGACCAACCGAAGTTGGAATGGAACCTATAGGGCTCGAACCTATGACCCTCTGCTTGTAAGGCAGATGCTCTCCCAGC